TTAAGTATTTTATCTTTGTATAATTTTTGTTTAATAGTTAAGATAACATTAATACCTCCATAAACTTTTCCGTACATTACTGTCCAGAATTTTAATATTAATTTTTTTGCATCATCTCCAAATTTAGAATATTTACCATCTTGTAAATAATAATATTCTTTTAAATAATCTTCTGGAAACTTAAAAACATAAATTACCATATCACTATTATCCACATCTATTATTTTAACAAACAAATCACTATCTATAAGTCTATGTTCGTATTTTGTAAATTCAGGATTTTTAAAACTGAACTCAAATAATAAAAAGAAACATTCAAAGAATTCATTATTTTCATCAAACATATAAGTGTTTTCTAAATAATTAACAAATTCGTTATCTATGTTTACTAATTCTGATAATAATGGTAATAAGTATGTTTTTGATGCATTATACTTAATTTTACTCATTTATTTCAATAAAGTTATCTCTAATATCTACAGCCCCATTGTTCTCTACAATGTATTTTGGCACTAAATATTCTTTATTACTCCAACACCAATCTATTTCTTCAATCAGTTCGTTTATTCCTTTATATACATATTTACCTATTTTGAATCCGTTTATAGCGGCTTTTACCCATTTATCAGTCATTGTGTATAATAGTGGAGTTTTATCTGATTTTGAAATATATAGAAATTGAAATTTTTCAATAGAGTATCCAGTTAAATTTAAATCTTTAAGTACTTGCTCAGCTGCTAATAAATATATAGCTCCTTGAAAGTAATATCTCCATTTTATAAAGCTATCTTCAAACTCTATAGCTGGATTTTTACCCGTTTTAAGGTCTGTAAACCGTACTGATTTATTTTTATGGTCTATTGATATCAAATCTAAAATACCTCTTACTAAAAAGCCTTTATATTCGATTTCAAATCTATGTTGATAAATATTCTCATAATCATTTATTATTATGTTTTTTGAATACTTGTGAGTTTTTAATATACTTACAAGCTCAACGGCATCCATATATTCTTCTGTAGTTGTTAGTATTTTATCTCCAACTTCATACATAGCATCTATGTAATTCCAAAATTCAGGAATATCAAATTTTTCAATTAATACTGCTTCATTTTTAATATTTGCCCAAAATTTATTTAATTTAATTATGTCAATTATATCATCTAAATTTGTAGGAACTGTTAAGTAATTTTTTAAAATTACATCACATAATAATCCAAGCGTTGCTGATGGTTTTTCTCCATCAAATTTATAGTATCTTTCTTCACAGAAATTACTACCTGTCATATTATCAACAAGTAAGTCATCAACTAAAGCGCCGTGTTTTAATCCAGCGCCTTCTGCTGATTTATGCCTAATTAAAGACATTGCTCCATTACGGTCAAAATCTGATAACTTACTATATGATAATGTCAGATCTTTATTATCATTGCTCTCTAGCAATTGATTTAACGATTCTTCTTTCATCTGCATCTACATCAATCTCAATTAAATCAATTAATAAATCAACAATTCTGTTTGACATTGCTGTTTCAAAACTAATTTCCATGAAAAATGACCATTGATTTTGATCTAGTATTTCTTTGTCAAGCATTAATCTAGCGTCATTATACATTTTATTTTGAATAAATATCAAAAATTTTTGATACTTTTCATCTTCAAATACAAATGCCGCTAATTGTTCGATTTCTATAATTGTTTTCTTCATTGTGTTTTTTTTAATGAATGTCAATGTAAACTCCAGGACTTTCCTTATTTACAGAGTACCATTCATAATTATTCATATTCTCTTTTGTTGGTAATATACCATCTATATTCATTACAGAAGGAAAAACAAACTCTATGTTGTCGTCTGGAATCACTCCGTGAGCTGTCATTAAGTCAAAAATGACCTCGGTAGCATTACCGAAGTCAAATTTTCTTTTTGATTCTCTTACAAAGTGAAAGCTTATTAAAACAGGAAATTCTTTATCTTTTAATAACTCTTTAAATTCAGGTAATAATAATTCAAATTTATTTGGTCTAGTTTTGTAACCAACAACAACTCTCTTAGAAGATGAATATGATTGTATTCCAAGTAATCCTAAATATTTTTTAACTGTTTTTGAAGAGAATATTCCTTTAGACGTTTTAACCTTACTATTTTTAAGAGATGGTGTATTATTCGGTATAAATATCATTTATTACCAAAATTTAGATTTAACTTTAACTAATTTAGGCTCTGATTCTGGTTTTAAATCTTCTATTGGCTCAATTCCTAAATTAACAGTATGATATTCTGGAATTAAATCACTCCAACCCCAGTCATTTTTATCTAAAGAATACTTGACAGCTTTATCAAGTTCACTTATAGAATTTACAGTATTATTTATAGTTCCATCTCCAGTAACCATTTTTCTTGAATCTCTATAAGAAGCGTATCCAGATTGAACACTAGGCGATGCAATTGTGCTACGAATAGAATTTTCCATAACTTTAATTGCTTCTAAATATTTAGTATTTAATTCAACTTCAAGTTCTCTATTAGGATTATCAATGTAAATACCTTCTGCTATTTCATTACCGCTAATTTTTTCAGCTGATTTGCTTAATTGATTCCATTCAGAAACTCTATTATTAAAATGCCTTTCTCCTTCTCCAAACATTTTTCTTGGAAATTCAGAATCTCCATAACTAGTAAGAACTCTTGTGCCTCTTCTTTTAGAAACTCCAATTGTAGACTCCATTTTTATTTGTCCTTGAGTTTTTTTCCTTAAAGAATCCCAATCTCTATAACTTAATGAAGCTTTTAATTCTCCATCTTCTTCTCCTATATAATTATATTTAAGATTATTTACATTATATTTATTAAAAGATTCTTCTTCTTTCCAGTTTATAGATCTGTAGCAATTTATACTATCTTCATTACCAATAATATTTCCTTTACAATTATCTTCATAAGTTACTCTTCTTCTTTCTTCAATATAATTATGATGATAATTAGCTAAAGCATCTTTGTCATTTCCTGTTAAAAAATTTGAATTTGCAAAATGATTACTAATTAATTTACCAATACCCTTATTGTTTTTTACACACAAATAACTAGGATCAGATAATATTTTATCTTGATTTGCAATTGTATAATTTATTAAATAAGAATTAATAAACAAGAAATTTAATATTTTATCAATATCATAAGTAGGAGTATGAATTCTAAATTCAATAGTTTCTTTATTACCAAATATTAATGGAATTAAATTATATGCGTAATATCTCTTTTTTATATTCCATTTTTGATTACCTTGAGGATCTGCTGGGTGATGATCAACATTAATTAAATCACATCCATAATCGTAAAAAGTATGCTGACCAGTCAAATGAGAAAATAAAACATCAAAATTTTGATTTACTTGAGGTTTGTCTTTTGGATTTATTTTAGCATCTAATCTACAATTAATATCATTAAATGGAAACGGTTCTGAATAGTTTTTTCTTTTAACTCCAAAATTATATTTTTTATATAATGGAAATAAAGAAAACATCTCTTCTTGATGAGAAGATATTAGTTTGTAAAAAGCTAATATAAATTCAGGAGTTCTTGGTATGTTTCCAAGATGGAGGTGAAGAGAACAATCATTGTTATATTCAGTTCTTTTTTCAAGTTCTTTTACACAATCAATAAGTGCTTTTATTCCTTTTGCACCACTTAATGGTATTGTAACATACTCTAATCCTCCAATACTTCCATCTCTTAATGGAATTAACGGAAGTAATGATAATTTATTATTTGGTATAACTCCTTTTACAGTTTCAAATTCAAAACCAAACGTTAAACCACCTATTGCTTTACTAAATTTTTCAATTGTATGATTTATAACGGGTTTGTAATTATTATTATATCTTTCAATATATTTTCCCATTATTCCTTTTGAATCGTAAGGTAAAGATTCTTTAAGCTCTTTTTTAACGTTTTTAATTAAATTAAATCTGCAAGCCTTCATTAAAGAAATATGATAAAAATATCCAGTAGATAATTCTTCTCTAAAATTTCTATTAATTATTTCTTCATTAATACATTTATGAGTTCCTTGATTTTTATCTATTAATAATTGACAATTTACATCTTGATTAAAATATCCAAAAATAAAATTAGATTCTTGATCCATAGAAACTATTCCATAATCTAAACTATCATTTTTTAATTGATAAGATTTAGAACTATTATTAAAAACAACTCTTCCTGTATTTTCTCTTATATATCTATTATCTAATAAATATACATCTCCTGAATTTTCAACATTATTTTTTCCAATTAAATAATATTGTTTTTCAATTAATCTACATTCAGATTTTTTACATTGTTTTCCACTTATTGTTGTTATAAGCTCTTCCATTATTTATAATTTTTAACAATTATTTCGTCCATTAAGTTTAAATAATCTTCATTTATTTCAATTATTTCTTTAATAAAATCTTTTTCTTCAAATTCAGATAATATAGATATACTTTCTTGAACTTTTAAATAAACAGGAGATATTATAACATCTACAGATTGTCTAATTACAAGATCTTCTTCCTTATCTATTTCTATTTTTTTATCTTCACTCTCATCACAACTTGTAACTTCTAATTCGTTTAATTTACAAAATTCAGTAAATTTCTTTTTAATAAGCTCTTCGTCATTATCTTTATTTAATACATCTAAAATTAATTGACCTTCATGTTCTTTATTATATAAAGTTATTGCAGAAACATATGAATCTTCAATTTGTTTTTTGTCTATTAAATCAGTTTTTGTTAAATCACCTTGATTAATATAATAAATTTTACTACTACTTAGTGGAGAAATATTTCCAGTAAAAGCAACTCTTTTAAATATAATTTGATTATATAATCTGTGATACGTATCAGATTTATTTATTTCTATAATTGGATGTTTTGACATTTCTGACAAATCCCATACATTATAGTTTTTTACTTTTTGATTAACAGCTGAATAATCTAATCTGGTTTCTAACATAATTCCATCGTAAAAATAGAATAATCCAGGAACTTTTTTATTTTCAACTGTAAATGGATATATAACGTTTTCATCAATAACACTCATATTTTTTTCAAATGCAAAAAATCCATACTCCATATCGTATGCTTGACCTATCATTTCCGAAGCTTCTTTATCAGCAACTTCTAATTTTTGAGATATTAAATGAAAACCATAATCCTTAATCCAAACGCATATTCCGTTTATTAGATGGCCATTTCTATGATACCTTAATTTATTAAACGTAATAGGAGATTTAAAAATTCTAATTTCTTTTTCTTCTTGAATTTTTTCTACTCCGCTTTCCTTTTTTGACGAATCTCTTAAGTCCTCCCACTCAGTTTCTCTTTTAGATTTCCATTCATATCCACAAGCAGAGTATTTAGTTGTTTTATAAGTAGCTGGTCTTTGGTGGGCATTTCTTCTTGAAATTTCAAATTTTTCTGCAGAATCTATATTACCATCTGTTATTTTATATACAGTATTTGGATTAAGACTAAATAGATTTTCATTTGCAACTCCTCCAATAGCTTCTAAACTTTCTTGTAAAGATGAAATGTATAAACTATTTTTAGATTCTTTATAATAATATAAAGGTCTTTCTTCAAGATCAACTCCTTTATCATACTCATCAAGCCTTGAAGCTCCTTTAAATGCATATAATACATTAGGCTCTAAAGTATTGGTAAACAATAAAGCAGCTCCTCCTATGTAGTCAGATAAAACTTTAAAATTTTTATTTAAATAAATAATTTCTAATAAAATTTCAGAATCTATTTTATTTCTTTTCCAAGTACTAATTCCAAAATTGTTTTTTTCTTCTACAGATGTATTTAAGTCAAATTGTTTTGCTATTACTGCTTGATTATGCAAAGTTCCATTGTGAACGCCTACAAATTCAAAAGATTTTTCATAATCTCCAAATCCAAAAGGATGTGCATTGTCAGTATTAACAGTTCCGCTACTAGATTTTCTTGTATGACCTATTACTGTAGGAATCATTAAAGGTGATTCATATCCATTTTTATGTAAAAAATCACTATAATGTTTAGATCCAGTTAATCCATAATAAATTTCCCCATCAGTAGTAACTCCACAAGAGTCACCACCCCTAGAATCATTATATAGTCCTTGAATATCAAATTTAGCTTTGTTGAAAGTTTTATAACTCTTACCAGCCCATCCGAATATTCCACAAGATAAAATATTCATCTTTGGTTTAAAAATTATTATTCCTAATAAGTGTATTATTAATAATATTAATATTATTTTTACTTCCATTTTATTTTTGTTATATTTTTACTAGTTCTCTTTTTTCACTATTAATATTAATTAATAATTTAGTGGCTAATTCTAAATTAGCTGTATCTATAGCCTCTCTAACTTGTTCAGAGTATAATTCTATCAATTCGTCAATTTCGTTGTTTAAAACGCATTCAATTGCTTTAATTGATTGTCTATATACCCATCTCATGTTTTCTTCGGATTTAATCCAAAAATTTGATAATGCTCTACATTCTACACCAAAATCTTTTACTCTAAATGAGCCTGCTTTTCCGTATAACTCTCTTCGACGCGTATCATTGTCTTTAAAGAGGGCTGGTAAAGTAACAAACATATCAAAAGCTTTTACAATTTTTTCAGATGTTGGAAATTCTGGATTATCATAACCAAAAGCTACATGTCCACCTGCGCATCTTAAGTTTGTATTGTTATCAGGAGCTTCGTTAATTGATTTTGCATAAACATTGAAATCTGGCTCACAACCAAAGGTTGTTGCTTGTAATGATTTTAAATATTTTTTATTTACAACACCACTAACCTCACCACTTAATTTAAATCCATTAACATTAGCTAATATTTCTAAATAATCAATACAAAATTTATGAGCGTTAACCCATTCTTCTTCTGTTTTACAGGGGGGAATATTGTATTCAAACATAATTCCATCTTCTTGAATAGCATGGCCTTCTTCGCTAATCATTTTTGGTTCTTTTTTAGTCCCTCCTTCAGTTAATCCTTCAGCTGAAACTATTTCTTTGTCATCACAAATAAAAGTTTCTGGGTCTGCCCCTAATGTTATATTAAATTTATTCATTTTTATAATTTTAAATATTGTTCAATTAAGTTTAAACATTCTTGAATAGTATCTTTAGGACAATTACTATATTCAGGATGACCTTGAATGCATAATGAATTTGAATTTGGATAAAATACAATTTCACATTCCTCAAAATCTTTTGGCAATTCTTTTTCTTGATTAATTCCGTCTAAATAAGTATTAGAAAGAAAATAACTAGAAGTAGCTATTATTTCGTAATCTTTTTTTTCAAGATTATAAGGAAACATCATTTGATGATGCGTAGATGTTATTTTAAATTCACCATCAATTCCAAGATGTTTCATATTTAATGGGTGAGATCCACTCATTCCATGTCCATTAACATGTTGAATTAACTTTCCTCCGCTCATTACTGTTAAAAATTGAGCTCCTCTACATATACCTAATTTAGGAATGCCATGCATTCTACTTCTTTGATACATATACGTAGTTTCAATATCATCTCTTTTTTCGCTATTACCAGTAAATTTTCCTTTGCTTTCTCCATAGTAAGAAGGAGTTACGTCTTCACCACCTGTAAATAACATTAAATCTATTTTTACACGATCTAAGTCTTCTTTACAGTCAATTACATTAACATCAAATCTTTCATTTAAAAATTCAACACAAGATTCATGTCCTGCAGATTTATTTACCAATACTGTTATTTTTTTCTTTTCCATTTTTTTATTTTAATAATTTATTAATTTCACTTACTGTAAACTCACAATTAAATTCTTCAGGATGCCATTGAACTCCAAGTATTGGTAATTCAATATGTTTAAAAGCCTCTATTGTAATAGGCATTTCTACTCTATTATCAATAACTCCTTCTTTATTGAAATATCTCCAAGTCATTCTTGTTTCTTGAGCTGAATAACATCCTCTAAATTGTTGAGAATATGCCAATAATTCCAATCCAATACCTAATTTTTCTACAGATTGATGATGCATTGTATTTATGTAATATTCACCATCATTATTTGTAAATTGAACTTTTTGTCTTGTTGACTGTCTATCATCTCCTTGATGATGACCTACTATATGTTGATTTAAATTACCTCCTAAAAAGCAATTAATAGCTTGCATTCCTCTACAAATACCTATAATAGGTTTATTTGCTTGAATAAATTTAGGTAACAATACACTATCTAAATATTCATAATGCTGATTAGCTCTACCGTCCATAGCGCCAGGAACTTTACCATATAAAGCTGAATTAACATCAGCGCCTCCTGGAGAAACTAATACATCTATTTCATTTTCAATATTATCAAGATTGTCTAATGTAGAAATTAATCTAATATATCCAAATTGACTAAAGAATTGCATATAAGGTACTGTTTGTCCAACTTTTCCGTTAAAGGCATCTGCGTATATTCCTATTATTTTTTTCATTTTTCTATTTTTTTATTTTTATTTTGGTAATTGCAATTGCCTTACTAAGCTTAAATTTATTAGTAATATATTCATTTGACTTCCATTTGTTGATTTATAAGGCATATTTCCAATTATAGATCCCGGAGCAAGCCATTCAACAACATTATTTGCGTATTTTCTGTTTAAATCTAATAATAATATTCTTTTTAATATAAATTGTCCTTTTCTCATTTTTATAAACAAGTCTCTAATTTTATATTTATTCAAATAAGGCATTACATTACAAAAGTTATATGCGCTTGCTAATTGACAATTACCAGTTGGAGCTTCTATATATCTAAATTGAGTCATATAACCACCTTTTATAAATACTTTTATGCCATTACCTTCGTAATTCATAGCAAAATCTTCTACTTCTCTTGGGTCTTTAACTTTTAGCATTATGTTTTTCTATTAAAAGTTTTGGTAATTCTTCTTTGTATTTTTTTAAAGTTACATCTCCAAATGAAGGAGCTGAATTAACTTCAATAACTATAAAGTCACAATGAGATCTTTTTACACCATCTTCATCAATATTATTTTGTACTCTTAAATCGCAAGCTCCAAAATCTAATCCGCAAGACGTTACTGCATTAACACAATTTTCAATTATCTCATCCCAATTTGAAGGCTTATCGAAATTTTCATTTTCTTCTAAAATCCATACTGAATTATCATCGTGTCTTTGCCAAGCATTAGGATGATCTTTAAATTCTGTTTTTAACATTTTTCTACAAGCGTAAAAACATCCATTTTTTGTACAATGAAGTCTATATTCTTTATTATAATTAACAAATTTTTCAAAAATATAATTATCTAATTGCTTATCTTTCATCCAATCTTGTAATTCAGCTTGAGATTTATGAAGTTTATTCCCAGTACCTCTTGAGCCAAAGTGATGTTTAGATACTATTGGATATTCTAATATTTTTTCTGAAAAATCTTCCCATCCCTCTAAATCAGTATCGTCTTTACTCCCTGCAAATTGTTTTCTAAAGTTATTTCCATTTCCTTTTGAATTATAAACAAACCATTCAGCAGTTTTAACTTTTGCTTTAGTAAAACACTGTTTCATTCTAAATTTAGAAGAACTATTTCTAATAGCTTCTTTAGAATTTAATTCAATTCTTTTTCCATCTAATGATGATTTATCTACTAATTCTGTTAATGATCCAAATCTAATAACTGATCTGAAAGGCAATTTAGCTATTTCATATCTTAATTTATTATGAGATGGATGGCGACTTCGTATCATAGGTCTATATTTTCCAACACCTACTGTTCCTGTTTCTTTTTTAGCTACTCTTTTTATTAATAACCCCATTCGTTGTATATTTTTTCTGATTTAATTTTTTCTTTTTCAGCCATCCAAGAAGACCAATCTCCTGATTCAACCATTTTACAGTTTGAAGTATCGTTATTAAAATAATATATATAAGCATCTCCATATGGAGTTTCTATAGTTTCTCTATTATAATAATTATGTTTTGTATCTTTTGAATCATGATACCCTTCTAAAAAGTTTAATTTCTTTTGAACTTCTGGATTTGTTTTATATACTTCTAATAATATTGAAGTAGAGCCTTCATTTATTACAGCAGGATATTGATCATTTACACTAAACATGGTATATGATGGTTCTGAATTAAAACTTCCTATATATTCAGATTTTCCTAACATTCCATTATTATGCATTCCTTCTCTTAACGAGCCATAAACTGCTACTAATTTTTCATCTTTTTCCATTTTTATACTATTTCTAATTGGTTTTCTATTTTTAATTGTTTTAAATAATTTATAAAATAATCATAAGCATATTTATTGCTATATCTTTCGTATCCGTTATTTAATTGATAATTCCAATAATTTATAACACGATTGTGAAAAACAACATTTTCAACTGTTCCGCAAAATAATGCATAAATTTTTTCATCAGTATGCATTTCTAGTAATTTATCTATAATATCAGACATTTCGTATTCTTTATTCAATACATATTTATATATATACGTTACTGTAACTGAATTATAATGCCCACGACTATTGTATCCGTCGTCTAATATTACTAATTCTTTTGGATTAAAATATTTTAATATTTTTTTTTCTAATTCTTCGTTTTCATTCATTTTAAAAAGGTATTTCTATTAATTCAGCTAAAACTTCTTTTGCTATTTTCTTTCCTTTAGCAGCTACTAAATCACTAAAATCTTTTGATCTATATGACTTATGTATTTCTATTTGAGCTATGTTATATTTTAAAGCTATTTTAGCTCCAAATTCTTGACCCCAATTAACTTCTTTATCATAATCATTGTCATACAATAAAAATATAATCTCAAATCTTGATTTTAATTCATCAATAACTTGCTGTTTAGGCATAACTCCTTCTGCTTGTAGTGATACAGCTGGTATTCCACAAACATCATTAATAGCCATAACATCTTTCAATGATTTAGTTATTATTAATATTTCTCCTTTTTCAGGTAATTGCTCCCATCCTTGCCACACAGACTCATTATGATTATTAATCCATTTATAATGATCGCTTTCAGGTTGATAAATTTTATACGTTACTTTACCATCTTTACGCTCTTCAAACGCGTAAGATAATCTTTCAGCAACTACTATTTTATCTCCATAAAATAAATGACTAACTGGCTGAACTCTATATCTTAATAAAGTTTTATGTGTTATTCCAAATAGTGACCAAAATGCAAAATCATATAAATGAAATTCTCTTGCTTTTTTCCCAAGTTTAAAAGAATTAACACTTGCTATCATTTTTTCTCTAGACGTTCCTTGAGCCGATGCATTTATATTAGTTTTAAATGTATTTTTTATTATGAATTGACCATCTAAATTTGCATCTAATACTATTTTACTCATAGCTTCAAAGAAATCTAATCCAAATTTTAATTGTACAAATTTAATACAATCTCCAGCACCTAATAAGAAATCTTTAAAACAAACTTCTCCATTTTCTCCTATAAAAAAACCAAATGAAGCGTTTTCTTCATCTCTTAAAGGAGATTTAATTGTTTTATTAAATACAAAAGCTTCTGGTAAATACATTTGATATATTTCTATATCAGTAAGCTCTTCTAATAAAGCTTCTTTTGTTACGAATTTTTTATTTAAATTAATCACCATTATTTTTTACAATTTCTATTAATTTTTTAAGACATTCAAATTCTGCTTTTTCGTATTTACCTTTTACATCATCATTCCAAATAGAACTTTCTCCTGATATTTTTCCTATACAACAATCCCAAACTTTTCCTTTTGATTCAAACATTGTGTTTATACAATGATGAAGTTTATATTTTTCTCTAAACCATCTAAAAGCTTGTTGGTAAAGTGGTGTTTCTAAAAAGTCTCCTTTATTAGGATTTGGATAATCTCTGCTACAACCTAACATAATAACTGCTTTATAGTAAAACCCAAAACAAGGTTCATCAAATCCTAATTCCTTTAAAGCTAATGCTTGTTCATAAATTATAAATTCTTTATCCATTGTTTACAGGTTTAGGATTACACACATGTCCATCGCTCCATTTAATTCCTGGAGGAGGTGTTGTTTCTGGTGAGCTGTATTTAGTACCACACTCAATACATTCAAATTTATTCATATTTATTCATATTTATTTAATACTTATTTTTACACTGAAATATTTATTCTCTAACCCTGCGGCTTTTAAACTTTCATAAAGCTTATTAGCATGTTCTTCATGATTATAAGAAGCAAATACTTCTATTTCCATATCAATGGTTCCTTCATAATCTCCACCTTTTATCCAGTATTCTCTACTGTTACAACTATAAGCTTCCTCAACTTGCTTGGTGGTTTTGTCTACTATAAAATGTTCAAATACTGGCATAATCTTATTTTTTTATATTTACAAGGTTTAACGCTACTTTATGTCCTTCAAGAGCATCTTCATAAGATGTATATCTCTCTTGATATTGATCGTGTTCTCCTCCAAATATCATAGTTTCCCATAATATTGGTATTTCACTATTCCAAGAATGATCAAGACCTAGGAATACAGTAGATATAAATATTGAACCTACATGTTCTTGAGCTATAGGTTTTGATAAAGGACTATTCTCTGACAATTCTAAATAGTCATGAATATCACTTGCTTGAACAGGTTTGTTATTTTCATCTAGTTTATACCACATAATTAAGGAGTTAAGTTTTTGATTTGTAATAATATTGCATCTAAATCTACTGGTATTTCATTTTCTTCAATTTGTTTTTTAATAAGTTCTGTTGGATAATGCCACAGTTCTGTTCTACCATCTTCAAATGTAACTCTACAATTAGCATATTCTGGACATGTACTATGTAAATTTTGTACAATAGCAGGACGTCCTTCCATCTTCATATATGTTTCATCATATTTAAGTCGATCTTCATTCTGAAACTTAAATGTTACAAATTCATTTTCCATTTTATTTATTTTAATTAATTATTTGCGGAGTGTGCAGAATTGAACTGCTTCCCACCATTACGTGCTGCCTTTACCAATCGGGCTACAACTCCTGCCATTAACAATTCCTACGCTTTATCGCTGCTTGTTAATTATTTATTATTAGATCCAGTCATCAGAATTACCTGTAGCTACTACTGGCGCTTCATCTTGCTCAATAGCTTCCATAAGGTCGTTATATTGAGGTTTAGCTGGATTGCTTGTTCTTCGTAATTTAGATGGCGAAGCTCCTCCTTGTTCAACAAAGTCAAATATTTTATAAACTCCAAGATATTTCTTTGGAGTACCTAATGTACCGTAGGTTACAAAAACATTTACTTTAGCATTTTCACTATTTTTCTTAGAAACTTTCATACATAAATCAATAGCTTCTTTAGCATTGCTAACTGCGTCAAATACATAATCATTTCCCATAATAGCTCTAGTGATAGATAAAGCTTTACTAATTTGCGTTTTAATTTGTTGCTCTGTTGCATCAGAACTTGGGTAATAAATACCCATATTAACAGAACCGTTTTCATCAGTAAAATTGACTTTATAATCAGGTGCATTATCTGCATCTGTTGGTTGTTTTTTATCTATACTAATAGATACGTTTTCTACTTTTCCTGCTACTCCATTGTTAAAAATCGAAAAACTTTTCGATTTAAAATCTTCTCCATTCAGATTGAAATCACCCATATTCTTTTATTATTTTTTATTATTGTTTTTAAAACGAGTTTTTATTACAGAACTCTAACTGTTCAGTATTTATTTTACTCTTTTAAAAATATTTTAGACCAGTCTACCGTAATTTTTCCAGATTCATCAGAAGTAATTAACGCTATTTTCCTGTCTTTTAAATGCTCACATCTTGAGCCACAAGTTATTGATTCAGATGGCATAAAGTTAACTAATGTTTCGTTATCTTCGCGATACATATAGCCTAATGCGTCAACATGTGCTGACAATATAGTAGCTGATTTACCAATAAGGTCTATACCACGTTCATTCATCTCTTTTCCGTCTTTTTCAAGCAATTTATCTTTCAAGTGAGAGATTATAATCAATGTTTCAAAACATTGCTTTAATTCATCTAAAACCATCCATAATGCTTTTCTTGTGTACTGATAACCACCACCATTTGCTAAATCTAAAACATTATCTCCTTGGAAATTTCTTCCCTGAACTGTATTTTTATAAAGGCTTAAAGCTACTGGCATTACCATATCTTCTAAGACACTAATAGTATCTATTGCTCCAAATTTATACACAAATCCTCCTTTAGCTTCATTAGCTTTTTTAAGAGAGTCTATAACGTTTTTAAGCACCTTTATTGGGGATAATTTTTGTTCTTCAGCTATTTTAATTACATCTATTTTAAGAGCGTCTAAATAATCAGTTCCTCCTTCTAGGTCTATAATTAAACAATTCTCTAATTGAGATATTGCGGTTGTTTTGCCTATTTTAGGCTTACCAAAAAGAATTATACTTCTTGGATTTACTTTGCTTGCTTTGACCATCTCGGTTGGCAATTCTATCATTATTTGTTTGTTTTTTAATTTTCTACACTAAAAAATTTTTGCATATCAGAGTAAGCATAAACATCCCAATCCTTAACGTTTTGAATATTTTTTATTAATATTACTTGTTTTTCATGTGTTGTTATTCCGTGACCAGCCCCTTGAAACACTTCATTTTTTTGGTAGTAATATATTAGCCTTTCTAACATATCTTTGTAATTACTATTATTTTTTTTATTAACATAGGATTCAAGAAAATTAATATTTCTTTGTTTCCAACTATTTACACCTCCATATCCTGGATAATGTTCAAATAATATTCTAAATAAACTAGTAAATAATTTAACTTTAAAATCGCTATTAAATCCAATTAATTCTATTTCATCTTCATTTACATAATCTAATTTTAAATTACATATTTTAGCCAATCTTTTAATATATATTCTAGAATATTTTCCAGTTTCTTCTGTGTAAAAATCTGTTAATATTAACTTATCAGTTATATCTAATCCATCTGAGTATAATGAAGAATAGCAAGCGTTATTTCTTTTGTTTTTTATAATTTTATTATCAGCATTACGTACTTCATATGTAACACTATATGATGATGATAATTTTCTCATTTAATTCTTTTTTATATTTTGCATAAAGCTATAAACTTTTTCTATACCAGCCTTATTTTCTGGTTTTGGTAATTCTTTAAAATAATTTACTGCTCCATTAAAATATAGAGGGCATATTGTCCCAGCACCTCCATCTCTAGATGTAATTATTTCAAGAAATCTGATATTATCTTTAAATTTTGTAATATCATATCCCATATATTCAGGTATTTCATTCTTATAAGGACTAAAAATACCAAATGCAACATTAATATCTCTACTTGTTAACTTATTATCTCCTAAATTAGCTAATGAAGGTCTTAAAGCTCCTGCTTTTTTATGTTCTAAGTTTTCTCCAGCTAAAGCCTGTTGTTGCACTATTACTGGTATATAATTAAATCTATTTCTAAGTTTAATTAAATAATCAGATGATAATACAGACATGCTTTCATGAAGAGTTAATTGAACTCCATTTCTTTTTTCAGAAGATATTAATCCTATGTGATCTATTATAGTTATAACATATTCATCAGGGTCATTAGCTTCATAGTAATCTACTATTTTTGTAATAACACCATCAGTATTTACTTCTTTGTAATGTATAGTACCATTAGCCAACGCATACTTTCTAACAAAATCATAAATACCAAATGGGTGTCTTACTGAATCTACAAACTCTACAACTTCTTCTATTTTATTAAAATAAGGTTGATATTTTTCTATTATATCAAGATTCTCTTTACTTAATACTTTTGAAGCTTGTGTTGATTTTAAGTCTTTAGGAGATATAACTAATCCTTCTTTCATATATAATATATTAGCAAAACAAGAAAGCATTTTTTCTTCCTTACTCATTTCTAATGTAAAATAGAATATTTTAAGACGTATATCTAGCTTAAAGTCTATTACCTGCTGTATAACATTGTATAAGAATAACCAATCGGTTAATTGTGTTTTTCCTGCTTTAGGGTGAGCAGTAACCATATACATTTTTCCTTGTTCAATACCTGGTGATTCCTCTTCAAATCTTGGAAATCCCCATGGAATACAATTTATTTTTCCGTCAAGTATTCTTTGACGTTTGTTTTGAATACTCTTAAATGTTCTTAAGAATAATTCTCCTTTTTGTGTCATAATTCATTATAAATGTCATCATACATCTTTAAAGAATATCCATCAACTCCAATACTTTCGTAATAATTACTTTTGCTGTAGTCTGTAATGTAATAACCATTACTGTTTTCCATATACTTAACTACAACTTTATTGATTTGTGTACACCACACCAAAGCGATACATTTTTCTTCATTGATTATTTCTTTAATAATTTTTATTAAAGACTTTAAAGAAGTTAGTTTAAATCTTGTTTTAACTATTATATGTAATTCGCTAATACTTCTATATGCTGATTTATTATCGCATTGAATAGTTTTAAAATTTGAATCACTATAAGTTACAACTCCTTTTTGTGTTATTAATCTTTTGATAAACGCTTTTCTAGTTTTTGTAATTTCAATATCTGTTTCTTTTACGTATATTTTTTCAGTAATTTTCATTTTTTTTATTATTTTTTTAAAAATGGTTATTATATACTCAACTACCATAGTTATTATTTTAAAGTTTTAGTCCAATCATTTTCAACTCCTGCATCTTCGTCTATAAAGCTAGATAATCTACTTTGTTCTCCAAATGCATCTTTTTTATAGATAAAGAAATCTGCTTGTTGTAAATATTGATAATTATCAACTGAGCCTATATATGCTTTTGCTGCATTATATATGTTTTCAGTAGTATATTGAGTATTAACAGACATCCATCTTTGTAGTTTCTCTCTACATCCATTTGTAGATCCCATAGAGCCAGGTTTTAATCCCTTCCATAGCAATCTGTATTTCTCTACAAAATTTTCTAAATCAGCATTGATTGCTCTTGATGATTTCTTAATTGTTTTTTTATTATTTATTGAGCCAATACCTTCTATTGTTAAGAACTCTATTAATAATTTACCTTTTTCTCTTATTATTTTTTCATCTTGTAATATTTTTATATAATTTTTGTCTTGTAAACTTAATAGATGCTTACTATTTAAATCATCTTCTTTATTATAGATGGATAGTAAACAAATAAATTCTTTAACTGTGATATTTTGCTCGTTTAATAAACCTAAGTCTAATATATAAGCTTTATTCACTAATTTGTCCTGTTTTTATTTTAATAAATTTTACAGATTCTTTTTCCTCCCAATTAAATCCTTTTGTTGAAAAATCTTTTTTATTGACAACAAAGGCTTCTGGGTAATTATACATCATTACTAACCATTTGGGTTCAATAACTTTAGTTTTTTCAATTTTATTCATCAAAGTCAATTATATCTTCATTAAGACTTAAAACATAGTCTTCTTCAAGCTCTTGTGTTACATAGCCATCTCCATTACATAAGTCACATTGCTTGTATTCAAATCCTCTAGCTTCTTTAGCTACCATAATTTCTTTAGCCCCAACACATTTAGGGCATATTTCTAATCCTTTTCTCATAATTAATAAATTAAATTATAATATTGTTTCATTGATTCTACTTCATAATCTGTTCTATTTATATCTAAATAATCAGCTATAGCGTGAATACTAATACATAATCCTAGTGATTCCCAAATAAATTCAGAAATTTCAATAGGATTAGACACTTTGTATTCTTCCATAACTAAATCAACAGCCATAGACAGTTCTGAATAAGGTTTTGCTTTACTCATAAAAATTTTTTTATTAATTCATAATCAACTTCTTCAAATCTATTTTCTTCTATAAATTTAACTGTTGCTATATATTTATCATTAAATCCTCTCATTGTTGTATTTTTAAGACCTGATAAATAACATAGTTTACCACTTTTAGATGAGAATATATGTGCAGTGTAAGGTACTATGTATTTAACATTGTTAATTTCATAGTACCCTTCTCCACATCTTAATTTATTAGAGCTCAAAACTTACAGCTCCTAAATCGTGAGCAGTGTCTTCAAATACTTCTAACACATCATCTAAATTTTTATCACGTTTTTTGTCGTTATAAAAAGTAGATTTATTAATAGGTTGACGTTGTTTTACTCCATTTTCATAGATATAAGTAACGTGACCTCCTCCTTCAAATTTAGCTGAATTCAGCTTTTCTAATAATTCTTGTTTAGTTTGTGGCATAATTTATTTATTTAAAGATTTAAAACGTAAACTTTTTCTACATTTGGATATGATTTTTTAATATCATTTGTTATTAATTTATCTATTTCTGGCATATCGCTTTCCATAAGCCCTACATGATCGAAATATTCATCTATATTATTATATTTATCTCCAAATTCAATACAACCTTCATTAACATATCTGCCAGTAGTTCCGTCTTTCATAACAATTACAATTTCTGTACTATTTGTTTCGCTTTCTATAGTAGGTATAACTACATTAGAGCTTGGAACTTTTGCTAAATTATCAGCATTTGGTATTTTCATAATTTATTGATTTAATTTTTGTTTTACTAATGCTTTCATATCATTCATTATTTTCCCTCCAAAAGACCAATTACCCATAGCATACAAATCATTTATAGATATACAAGGTTTGTTTAATAATATATATTCTTCAGCTTTTTCTTTTGTTGAAAAACTTAATATGTTATTATCAGGTATTGAAATATAAGCTCCTGTGAAACTTTGAATATTATTACTTCTTAAAGACTTAGGTGTAGTAAAAAACTTATCACTTTTAAAAATATCAACACCATCTTCAGTTGTGAATAATGGTTCTTTATAGTGTTGAATATCTTTTAAATTACACTGCCAAGTAATTTTAGTTTTAAACATGAATTCATTATTTAATGAAATTTCTGTTAAAATATCTGATTTTTTATCAATATTATCACAAGTCCAATTAGTAGAATATATTTCATCACCAATAGTAAATATTTCACCATCTGATAATCTATTAATTGAATAAATTGTATTTCCATAATTTAAACAATTATCTAAAGTTAGTGATCCAAAAGTAAATGCAGAATATTTACCATTTTCTTTTAACTGATAAATAAGGTGTGAAAAATTATCTTTTAAAGACAATATTTCATAATCTTTTTCAATAATTTCTTCCCAGTTTTCAGGATATTTTTCAGGAAAATTCATTATAGCCTTATTATTTATATAATAAGTATTTTGTAAATGAAGACTATTTGATTGTATTGCAATATCTCCTAATCCAGGACTACCAGGATATTCTTTAATTAATCTATATCGTTTCATAATCAATGTTGTTTAATTAATTCACTTTCATATAACACATTGCTATCTAAGTTAAAGTTATTCATAAGAACAACGCTTTTACTTACTCTAAATTTAGTTTTTGTATGTTTTAGATAGATAGGAAATCCTAACACATCTACACATATTCTGCAATAAAATAATACTATAATCTTTTTCATATTTATTTAGTTTTAATTAGTTAATTGTTTGTTTATCATATATTGTTTATATTAAAAAATGTGGGTTACTTCAGCATAGTATGACTACCCTGTTATTTCACCCACATTTATCAACTAACTAAACAATATTATGAAAATTGCTTGTGAGATGAAGAGGAATCGAACCTCTACACACCGATATATAATGATCTAGCCCTGTCTTCTCATTGACATCTCATCACTTTTCACCAAAGTATCGACATTATACACTTATGTATAATTTATTTCTTAATAACCAGAATAGTCATTATCATCATACATATTAAATATTATAAATAATATTAATATAATAAAAACTGTAATCATAATTTATTTATTTTAGTTAATAATAAAATAATTTATTCGCAGTCCCCCAATGGAAGCTACACTACCTGTTTCACCTAACGAAGCTTATCGACTGCTTCCTACGAATAAATCTGTGGATTCGAACCACTCTTTTCTTTAAAATAATAGTAACTGGCTGAACAACCAATTATATTCCTTTCGGGGTCTTTCACTTAAACGAACTATTATTTTTACACATACACGTGTATTTGTAGTCAGACAAGGATTTGAACCTTGAACGCCGTTTTTAACTCGGACTCTCCCTAAGGATAGCGTCTACCAATTCCGCCACCTGACTATTTGATGAGGTTGTAGGTTTTGAAAGTTTTACCATAAGTACTCATCCCCTATTCTGCCCGATAGGACTTAACATTCGTGAAAAGCCAAATTTTTCCAATGTCTGTTACTGTACATATTTGACATCAAGTAACTGCTGTGGAGCTGGGGAGAGTCGAACTCCCGTCGATCAATGCTTTTGTTATATAATTTTATACAGCTTTTTGTAGAATTTAATCTTTAAAGTCCCTTAAAAACTACTAAATGTGGACTAGTCACTAAATTACTCTATAGCTTGAGTTGATTGTATTACTACAATCGTTTAAACTATGCTGCTAATTCAAATTCGACTATGTCGCTGTTGATTAGAGAAAAAACTTTAGCCATATTGGCTTCTTGTTGATTTTTGCCGTTTAAAAATATTCACCTTAGTTTACAGTTATCTCTCTGGATGAATTATATAATTACTGACACAACCTCAAAACCAGTCAGCCCCAATTAAAGAGTGTTTAAGGCACACTCTTTGAAAGCCTTTTAAGAAGAAGAAAATAGATTTTATACTGTAAAAGTAGTTCAGGTTACAAACGTTACTTTACTTTAATTGCTTTATTACTATTTTCCTATTAATTATCCAGTGGCTAGTGCTGGTAAATCTAAAACATTAACCTAAAATTGCATGTACGTTTTAAGTATAAATACCCTCCCGATTATGACTTTAGCGATATCTGTTTCAAATTTGCAACCATTTTACTTCACTAATAGTTCTTCTAAGTTTTTGTTAAGTGAGACTAATTCAGCCTCGTTTTGTTCTAATTCAATTATTTTGTCTTCGATTTCCTGTTTTCTGAATTCAATTAAATTCTTAGCCATTTCATCAATTAAATACTTTTGATCATCTCTGCTATAGTTTTCAGTAATATAAGCTACTAATCTTTTAGCTTCTAATTGAGCGATCTGTTGTATACTTGGTATATATCTAATAGTTAGATGGTTAAGCCAAGATTTAACCCTTTTTTTCATTATCCTTTTACAGTTAATTTAACTTGATAACGAACTTTATTTCCAAACTTTACAAATTTGTCAACAATATTATTTCTCAATTCTTGTTGATCTTTGAATGGAGTTTCATATGCACTCAACACTTCATTTTGTTTTTGAATTTTCATAATCTTTTTATTTATTTAGTTGTTTTTTTAAATTCTATTATTTTTCTTCTAACTGCTTTGGTATATATATCAATATCTTCTTCAGTTTCAATTCCGTCATAATCGTGAGCTAAATTTAATCCAAGATCTATACATAATGTAGATATGAAATTAGCTAAATTTAAATTTTCTTTTTGAATTTTCATAATTGTTTTTAGTTTGTAAAGATAGGGAATATTCGTTAAAACATTCCCTTTTCTTCTATAAAATATGTGGTACGAAAACTTCTTATCCCACTTTCTTCCCAAGCTTTTGCTTTTGTCCGAGATATTTTATTATTTTAATTTAATTCTATATTTAATAACTTTTCAGGTAAATATTTTTCAGGACAGTACAAATATATCATATCTCCATATCCAATATACCTTAATATTCTAGCATCACTTTCTTTATAATTACTTTCTTCTGTAACTATTAAATATGGTTTAGATATTTTATTATCTATAACAACATTTACATCTTCAAGATTTAATTTTAATAGTTTATAATAATTATTATCTACTTTTACAAACATTTTTATAATATCTTGTTGCCTTTCGTTAGAAGAATATCCTCCCGTTATTAAAAAGAAAGAACCACTACTATTCTTAGTAGTAATTTCTTTACTTACTAATTGCCTTAATTCCATTTTAGTTGTTGAAGCTGTTCCATTAGTTTCTTGACAACTTGTTAATATTCCTATAAGCAATATTAATAATAATATTTTTTTCATAATTATGAATTTAATTCATTTAACATTTGCATTCCTATATGCTTTGGTTCTGCTTTAGTTATTCCTGTAACTACAGTATATTGTTTTGATTTATCATTAAATCTATAATCATTAAGAACAAAGTTCCAATAGATATTCCATAGAAGAGTCATTTCTGTTTTTGAAATATAACCTAATTTGAAGTATTTATTCTTAATAGAAGATAAATTGTCTAATTGTACTAAACGAAGATGCTTCTTCATTTCTACACATAAACAGGCGTTTAACATTGATGTTACTTTAATACCTGTGTATCCTTGTTGTTGTAATACTGTTGCTGTTTTCATAATTTTTGTTTTAGTTGTTTTTAATTATAATCATCGTTATCATCAAAATATTCTTTTTCTTGATAATGTTTATTATTTTTAGAACATTCAGTAACAGTCCATATATTTTGTCGTTCTCTTTCTTGTGCAGTTACGTTTCTTTCTATTAAATTTTCTCCACATTCTGGACATATACCAGCTTTTACACAAATTTCTATATGTTCTTTATCTTTATTTTTTTTTGCTAAAATATCTTTTGCTTTTTGTAATATTTTTTCTTTTTCCATAATTTTTACTTTAGTTATTCTCTCATATATATGATTTGACTATTGTGATATTCTGGAACTACAATAGAATATGTGTCATTCCAAGAGAAATCAATAGGTCTTAATTTAGATAATTCTTGTATCTTTTTAGCTTTTTTTACTAATTTGTAGAATAATTTCATTTTTTCATTCATATCATTTAGTTGTTTAATTTAAATATTTATATTATTAGCTAAAAGGCATCTGCATTTTATTTAAGTTATTGCCATAACACTAATAATATAAATAATATCCTTCATTGGGACTTAAAGCTTAATTACCAATTATGAGATAAATAACCGACTATAACGGCTTAATAAGATATTATCTACATTAAGTTTTGATTTTCACTAATTTATAAGATTTACTTGCATTGAAGCTTTCAAAGTTTCACGGAATGTCAACTAATCTCTGACATTGCGACTCATAAATATATTATACTTTATTATTTTTAATTTTCTTAACAGTGATAATTGTATTTTTATCAATGTGATTCTCTTCTAAAGCTTTTACTTTAACCTTTCTTGGTTTGTATTTTCTTTTAGCTTTAGCTTTAATAAAATCTTCAGGAACAAAAGGATCTAATCCTGATTTGTAATTAATTTCAGGTTCTGTTAAAGCTTTTACTTTAAATTCTATCTTAGGCTCTTTATGACTTAAAGCTAAAACTAAGGCTATAAGAAATATAATTCCTATTGCAAATGCTAATAATTGTGTATTCATAATTTATTTATTTAATTGTTATTGTTTATTTCTTTTTCATGTCTTCATTTATTTTGGCTAAAATATATGCTATTATCCATAATGGAGTTATTATAATTATTAAATCTATTATATTCATAACTTATTTCTTTTTAAATTGTTGATTATTTCTAATTATGTATAATTGAGATATTCTTTGTTCACAAGTTCCAAAAATTCCAAACCACAATTTACTTAAATATACACATTTCATATCAAGTGTATTCCACCATTCTAGTTCTTTATCCACAATTTTATTTCTTTTTAAATTGTTTTTCACATTTACAATATCTTGATTCCTTAGAACAACTTCCTTTTAATGTTTTACATTTTGTACAAACTTTTATTTTACCCATAATTTCTATTTTTTATAAAGATTAAACCATAATTCTATTCTATTTTTTCTAATAACAGTTTCGTGTTCAAAATCAATTTCAAAACTTTTTAATATATCCAATACTTCTTGCTCACTATAACTTATTTCTTCATGCCATTTAGCACCTTCAATAAATCCTTTAAAACCTATTTCCCAAGCTTCTGTAGTTTTAGAAGAATAATTTCTTGCGGCTTCTTCAAGTGTTTCTTGTTTATGTTCTTCTTTTGGAATGATGATTTTATATTCTATTCTTTTACCATAACATTCTTCACAACCTCTTTCACTATGGTTATCACAAGTCATATCCGTATAGCATAAGTCATCAACACCATTACATTTACCACAACATCTTGCAGTTTTTTTAGGGATAATTATTTTATATGAAACAATATTATAACCTAATAAGTCTAATGGCCCACTTCTATAAAACTCACTTTCTTTTATTACCTCAACCTCCTCACAACTTGGATTCTTAACAAACCATTCTAAGAACTCATCATCAATAGCTTGTATCCTATCTTTGATTAAGTCTTGGTCTGTTGTTAGGATGATTTTTTTAGCTTGTTTATTTCCATCAACTAAAGAATCATTGTACTTAGTTTTTTTATGTACTAAATCTGTACCGTCAAAATACCAATCTCCTTCTTTAATTTCTTCATCAGAAGTGATGTAGATGTGTTTACGATTTTCTATTACAGAATACTCCTCTTGACCAAGTATTAATTTATTACTGTTTTGAATAATTAACCTACTTGGTTTATCTGTTGGTAATACATATATGTTTTTCATTACCATCTTGTTTCTCTAGGACAATTCCTAGATGTTTCTTTTAATTCCTTTACTAACCATATAATAAAGTTTTCTATTTTATTTCTTAAATTATTCATAATATTTGATTGTTTAGTTTATAATTATTTAAAATTCAATCACATCTCGTATAAGCTTATTGCCAATTATCACTAAAAGTATGTGATTATACGAGATATGTTGTTATTCAGTAGTTTTCTAACTTTACTGAGGTTATGGTATTATATCAATTGTATTAGTTGCTCTAACAAACCTAATACACATATTATCATAGCTATTATTATAAATAATCCCGATATTTCATATCTATTTATCCACCAATAAAATAATAAGTTTTTAATTGTTTTCATAATATTTATTTTTAGTTATTTGTGATATTTAGATTTTGATCTATCATATGTAGCGTGTCCTGAAATAGTAACAAGTGTGTTAATATTATCTTCATTTAATAAATATTGTTCTCTCATGTCGTTTTTAATTTCGTGCATACTAGGTACAAATACAATGCCTCTTTTTTTAATGTTATTTATGATTTCTTTATGTGTTAATTGATTTCCAATTATTTTAATCTTATCCATAATTATTTGTTTTTAGTTAATTGCATTTTACACCTAAAACTTTAATACCAATACAAGATGTTGTTCCTGACCGTGCTCAGACGGAATTATAACTACTTGTTAGTCCTGTACTATTTGTACAGATTGTATTGTAACTAAAGAAACTGGTGCACTCAATGACTTGTGAAGTTATTAAGTTTTTTATTTTAGTACTGAATTTCTCCAGCGCTGAACATAACAGTTTAGCACCCTCTTTCTTATCACATACCAAACAGTACTTTTTCGATTTACATCTACTTTAATGCCTAATAGTAGGGTCACGACTATTTAACGTGTTGAACTTATCTGTGTTGATACTTTCACGTAGTCTTGCCGAGAACTCATTTGTGTTGTACAGTTTATAGCTTCTGAGTTTTAATATCTGTCTTCCTCTATTCCTTTCTCAAGGGAACAACACATCTACCATTACTGATAGTATCTTTATGTAAATTATCGCATAAAGTTGCGAGCACTACCTCTAGCAATACTAATAAGACTTTATATACTTGTAGTCCTAGTCTTCTTTATAATTTACAAAGGTTCAATGTTTAGCCTTTTTGTCTGAGAGTTTATATCATTGCAACTCACAAGTGTTCCCTATCCACAGAGACCATAGATCGCAAGTTTTAAATGGATACGATACCATTAAAATTAAGGAATCACACCTCTTTCACTTGTACTATTCTATACATAATCAAATATACGTATATTTGATTATTTAAAGTGTTCCTATTGTGTTGCTGTTCATAAACTAGCTTAATTAGCCTTTTTATAATCTTGTTTTGTTTAAGGATGGCTTGTATTAAACTCTTTAAGTTAATAATAATTTAATCGTATTTCTTTCTTGTTCTGATAAATTCAATATTTGTTTCATTAGCCATTGCACATCATTCATATCTGGTAATTTTAAATTACCATCAATATCCCTTAATGTATTTTTAACGTTATTACTAAACCCAATCTCAGTACCAACGGTTAATATTGTGTGAGAATATTTTAAATGCTTGTAATATCTGTTATTCAATTTTTCAAATGTTGTACGTAATTCTTCTGCAGATAATGTTAAAGCATATTTTATATTTGTTGGATATTTCTTAATATTATTAATAATAGTTTTATCTTCGATAGTTAATTTTTTCTTTTTAACAGTTCTTGCTTTTTTAGTTGAATGAGATAATTTACATTCTATTTTATGCTCAGTTCTATTAGTATTAAATTGTTTATTTATTTTCAAAGTTATTTCTTTAAATGTATAACCTTCAGAACGTAATTGATATATGGTATTTAATTCTAATGCGCTATATCTATGTATTAATTGTTTATTCATAATATTTAGTTATTTAAATTATACAATACATATCGCCCAACAATATACCCTAAGTAAATAGTGCAGTTGTGACGATATGATTATATGTGTTGTTATTTCCTACTTAATTCTTCTTCAGTAATAAATATAGATGTTATAATTACGGCACATACTAATAATGCTTGAATAAAATATCCAAACCAATTGTATTGTTCAAAGCTAAATGCTTGACCTAATATGAATATTCCTTCAAAGAATATTAAAACTAATAGTCCTAATATTACACCTAAAATGTATTTTAATGTTTTCATAATTTGTTATTTAGTTAGTTAAATTGATAGTTATTTGTTTATTATTGATTAAAATATGCTTGAAAATGTATATATTAGCAATGTAATTATAGCTAATGATATTAATAGTTTGAGTATAAATTCTTTCATAAAATGCTATAGTATAATTATAGTTGTTGTTGTGATATTAGTTGTTGAATTGTTGGATATGTGTGTAAGGGTATAGTCAATCAATCATCATCAAACACACATTGACTACAGATAAAAAGATAATATCCTCTGGCTAATGTAGATAGATGGCTTATCTGTTGTAAAAAAAAGACCTATGTTGCTAACTTATCGAGAGCTACAACGCTGGCAGTTAACGAGCTCTACTACAATAAGCAGGACACGAGTTCTATAAGTTGCTAAAGACACGAATTACTTCTGTTGTGCAATAAGCGAGCTCTATTTGTTGGGTGAAGTTAAAAAGAAAACCCCTATATTTCTATAAGGGTTTGTTCACATAGTACAAGCGCGATTTAACGCAGTATGTCCGAAATGTGTATCTTAAGATACCACTATGTGTCTAATTACTTTTCAGTACCTGCATTTTCAACAATCTTTAGTTCAGGTTGTGGTTGACCACTTCCTGTAGAGATTGATGGCAATACAATGAATTGACGATGAAGACTTGCGTGTTTATCCGCAGGACACAATCTTACTTGGCTAAAACGACCTAAAGCCACTTCAGTAGTAGGATTGATATCTTCGTCTTGTCCGTCATAGAATGGAGTTTCAGAGAAAGCTCTGTAAGGTTTGATTGCACCACTATTAATCTGTTTAATAACAGAGTTAATAGTTTTATCAACCAACTCTTCAGAGTTACCTTTAATCCATACCATAGACTTTTCCTCTGTAACAAATAATGTAACAGGGTTCAAGACTTCATCAATAACCTCAACGCAAGCAGAAACTACTGTTCTTGGTTCACCATTAACGATAGCGTCTTTTGACCATACAGTTTGGTCGTCTTTTGAAAATCTTTTAGCGTTCATAACGTTTAGAGTATTGTGATGATAGTGCTGATTCATAGCTACGTATCATCTGATTAGACATCTATTGAGACAACTCCATACCAAGCGGTACGGGTATATCCCAAAATTTTGAAGAAGTCGGGGTATGAGTTGGCCTTAGTCCACGCATACATTAATAAAAGTTAAAAATTTTTAAAAAAAAATATTAAAAAAAATTAGGATATGTTAAATATATTTCGTATATTTGTATTAAATATGTTTAACATGAAAAAATGTACTAAGTGTAATGAAATTAAATCATTAGATTTATTTAATAAAGATAAGAACACAAAATTAGGAATAAAACCTCACTGTAAAGAATGTCAATCCTTAATGTCTAAAGAATATAGTTGTAATAATAAAGAAAAAATAAAAAAATATATAGAAAATAATAAGGAATCTATAGCTTTAACAAAAAAAATATGGAAAGAAAATAACAGAGAAAAAGTTAGAGAATCTAAAAGAAGGTGGAAAAGTAATAAAAAAGCTGTTGATCCTATATTTAAAATGAAAGAAAATCTTCGTAGAAGAACGTTAAAGGCTTTTAAGGCTAAGGGATGGCAAAAAAGCGGAGGAACAGAATTATTGTTACAAGGAACCTATAGTGAAGTATTCGATTATATAGAGTCTCTATTTGTTAATGGAATGAATTGGAATAATCAAGGAGAATGGCATATAGATCATATAATACCATTAGGTTCAGCAAAAACTAAAGAAGATATAATAAAATTATTTAATTATAAAAATCTTCAACCTTTATGGGCTAATGATAACATATTAAAAAGCAATAAAATCATATAAGTGCTATTACGTAATACAAATATTTGAAAATAATCACTAAAAAATTAGGATATGTCAAATATTAGTTGTATCTTTGTAGCTCAGTAAAATAAAAGGCAACTTATTTAGGATATTGTTGCTCCACTATAACACTAATGGGCAATTAGATGTGGAGATCACGGGTTTTACGAGGTATGACGACTTCAATAACACTGGTAAGCCAAGATTTTCTAAGGAATTACGATTCTTTGGGAAACCTCGCTACGCTTAATAAGTAATGATAAATTATTATAACTATAGAATATATAGTTATTAGCTAACTCCTATGTAGTAAAACTATGTATGGAGTTTTTTTTTGCTTTTTATTGAAAATAAATCACTTTTTATTAGGAATTGTCAAATATTATTATTATCTTTGTATAAATAAATTAAGTTATGGGAAAAGCAGTAGATAATATGATGAAGAAGTTTGATTATGAAATAACATTTCATGATAGTCCAGATTATTTTTTAGTTGGTAATGCTAAAATGATATTTGAAAGTCAAATGGTAAGATTTATTTGTTTTGATGAAGATAATAAATATAAAGAAGACCATTGGTATCCAATGAGTTCTATTAATAGGATAAAAAAATATAAATAACATGGAAGAATATAAAGGAATGAATCCTTATGAAAATGTATTAGATATAGAACAGCATATCGCTGCAGAAGAGTATTTAAAAAAAGTTACAACACCTGGAACATTAGAATATAAACTAAAAGAACGTTTCGAGAAAATGACCTTATGTCAATTCTTAAATCACGTTAGTATAAAAGAAAAATAATATGGCACAATTAGTAATATGTAACGAATCAGCACCTTACTTTAAAGCTGAACCAATAGTAAGAGATACAGATCCAGTAGGTTTTCAAGACTGGGCTGCTAAGATGGAACAATGTAAGTATATAGCTTATCTTGCAGATGGTACACATATAGATGTACAAATGTTTATAGATATGAATGATGTTTTTGATAATGGGTCGTACACAAATTTCCTTCTAAATAGATATAATGAGTTATAACGGAAAAGATCCTTGGATTGATTTTGATAGATGGAGACAGGAGAATGAATTTAGAACTATGCTCTATAAGAATAGAGTTGATTTATCAGAATCTCTTCAACCAATAATCAGTACTCTTTTTGCAGATGGTAAGATTGATACAGATGAATACTCTAAATATATATTAGACGAAACAGGAACATACATTCCTAAAACAAAAAAAAATGAGTTATAATAATGAAGCTGAATCTATGATAAAGAAATTAACAATAGAAAAAGCAAAGCAATTTAGACTTCAAAACTATGCTTATGTTCAGGATTTAGAAGAACAAATAAGAAAGATAAAAGATGAAGAATTAAATAAAACTAAATTTATTCAAAAATAAATACGATTTTATTAGGATATGTCAAAAACATTTTGTATCTTTGTATAAATAAATAGATAATGGGAGAAATAATTTATAATAGAATAAGACAAGATTTGATTTCAAATCAAAAAGATTTGCTAAATATGCAACACTACTATACTCACAAGCATAGAAGCGGAAGTAGATTATTAGATATTAATGTAGCTATATTTAAAGATACTAGAGATACTAATATAGTTCAGATATATGTAGCAGATAAGAATTTTAAAGTAAGAGAAAGATTAGTACTTACAGATAATAGTGTTTTAATAGATACTGATGTAATAATAAAAAGATATAATTAATATGAAGGACTTAAGAATACAGGAAGAAACAGTATTAGATATGCCTACAAAGAATGGTGTATTAAATGAAGAGAATGTTAGTTTTGTGCAAAGAACAGTATTGTTCGATGCGTTAAGAGGGCATAAAGATTTAGTTAAATATAGACAAGACTATCCATTAAATGAAGCGTCTAGCGTTGAATTTAAAACTGATTTCATGATATTAAGTATTGATAGATATATGGAGCTTTTAGCAATGTCTGGAGAGTCTAAATATAAAACTTTTAAAGTATAATGGAATCATACAAAAGTTCACAAAGAAAGTTTAAACTTCAAGAGAAGAAGAAAGTTAAACAACATCTAAAAGAGTTTTATAAAGGACTTGATAATATGGAATTAATAGCATCTGAATTAAGAAAACTAGATGTTATTTTTACAGAGGATAATCTACAAGAATATGTAACTCCTCTGTTGGGTAGAGATCTTGACAATATGGAGAAGTTTGTATTGCTAGGAAAATTAAATTATAAAGAAGAACTTGGAAATGTTAGTAAAGCTGAATAGTGAATTAGGAATGATGGATATAAGTTCATGCGTTCATTTAAATACAGAAGGAACTGAAGTGTATCATATATATTCAGGATGTTTTAAAGAAAGAAAAGATTTAGGAGAAGATGTGTTTGAGTATATTACTTTTGATTCGTCTCCTAAGATTATAAAAAATATGTTAAAAGAAATATATACAGATGAAAATGAAGCACGAGATAACATTAAGTAATATATATAATTATATATCAGGTAATGCTAATATGATACTAGATAAGGCAGGACTTGTTTCAGAATCATTTAAAGAACAAATAGCATTTAGGCATTTTAAATGTAAAGATGATTGTGTTAAAGCTGGTGCGTGCAGGCATTGCGGGTGTAGTCTTCCAGGAAGATTCTTTACAACAAAGAGTTGTAATAAAGGAGAAAGATTTCCTGATTTAATGGAAGATGATAAATGGGAACAATATAAAAAAGATAATAGAATTGAATAACACATACGAAATACCAGCAACTGGAATAAAAGAAATATTGGATAAGGTAGATAGGTTTATAATAAATATGGAAACGTTTAGAAGATCATATTCAAACTACTCTTATAAAATAATATTAGATAATAATAACAATGACTTATGGTCAGCTAAAATTAAAATAACAAATGGAAAGCAAGAAGGTAACAGAATACCTGATAGCGCTATCTAAACACCTTCACTACTATAATGTATTATCTCCCTTTCCGGTATTTGATACAGAATATATTAAAGACTTAGACAACAAAATTAGGGAGATTAAGGAGAATAAATTAAGAGACTACGATAGTGAGCCTGTAGTGGCTTGTAGGCACTGTAATAGTTTACATATTGTAGTAGATGATATTGACAATAATGTATGTTTTAGATGTGGATCAGTAAATGATTTACGAGATTTTAAAAACATATATGAATACAATGATTACGTACAAAAAAGAAAAAATGATTAATGTTAAAGAAGCTAATTTAAATGTTAAGTTAAAAGATTTATTTCTTAAATGGTTAGATGTCACAAGCAGCTTTCACGGACTTAATAATCAACAGCAACAAGTATTGTCATTACTTTTATATTATCATTATAAATACAAAAAAGAAATAACTAATAATAAAATATTATGGAAGGTTGTATTTGATTATGATACTAAGATAAAAATAATGGACGATCCTTTATTTGAAGGAAAGAAAATGAATAGCAATGGTCTTCACAACATACTAACAACTCTTAGAAAAAAGAATATTATTATTGAAGGCGAGATAGCTAGTAAGTTTATTCCTGAATTAACAAATAATTGTAAGAGCTTTAAAATTATATTTAATTTTAATATAGTAGATAATGAATAAAGTAGATAGTGATAAGGTTAAACTATTAATGCATAAAATTGGTTTAAAACATCATCTACAAGACAGTGTTATAAATAAAATAGTAAACTCACCATATAGATTTGCAAGAGAAACTATAGTGAGTATTGAGTTAGATGGAATAGAAAATGAAGTTGAATTTAATAAATTAAAAACTAATTTTATATTTGCACATCTAGGAAAACTATATACAACATACAATGTATATAAAAAGCTTTTAAAACAAAAAGATAAATTAAAAGAATACCATAATTTAAAACAAAACAAGAATGAGATTGAGTAAAGAAGAGGTTGGAGAGGTTATAATTGATTTTCCGTTACAACCGTTATTTAATAAAGTAATTATTACTTTAAATAACTTAGAGGAAGATGGTGAATTAGTATTATCAGAAAATGTACTATCAGACAGGCAGTTTATAGTTGCCGGAACAATAAATTTTAGAGACATAACCGTTTCCGCTGGAGATGAAGTACTTATAGATATAGAAAAAATGATGGTTCCTGTTAAAACAGAATCAAATAATGCTTACGAAGTAAGAGAACAAGTTAAGATAGACCCTATTCAAGTAGGTCTAAATACTTTCGCAATAATTGAAGATAGATTTATTAAAGCAAAATTTTTAAAGTAATGGAAACAAACATGACACAAGTAGTAAGCGTAATAGAACAAGCATTAAATATGGCATCAACAAAAGGTGCGTTTGGACTGAAAGACTCAGCCGTAGTTAGTCAGGCATTAGATCTTTTAAAGGCTCATTTTGAACCAGTAAAAGAACCAGAAGTTGTAGAGGCGGAGCCTATTATGCTCAAAAAATAATGAAATTATTTACAATGGTAGATTTCTCGCTCCAGGTTTCAGAAGAAGCTTGGGGCGTTTTGCCATTTAAGGCAATACTTAAAAGAGATAAATCTAGACAAAAAGAAACTGCATTTAAAGAGATGTTATTTATATATTATTACTCAGATATTAGATCTGACTATGTAGATATGACTAATAATGAAATTAGACGTAATGAAATAATAAAAGATATTGGTTTAGATTCTGATTGGAAAATAGATACTGTTATTAGTGAAGCTATTAAGTTTTACGAAAAGATGTCTATAAGTCCAATCGCTAAACTATATAAGAGTTCATTAAAGTCGGCTGATGATATATCAGATTACCTTCTAAAAACAAATGAATTACTTGATGAAAGAACTAGCAGTGGCGGAACTGTAACTACACTTCCAATGATTGTAGCTGCTAATAAAGGAATACCAGATATTATGCGTAATCTTAAAGCTGCTTATAAGGAAGTTTTAACAGAGCAAAAAGAAATGGATGGAAGGAATAAAGGGAGTAGAACGCTTAACGCATTTGAAGACGGATTAAGTTATGAATAAAATAGAATTTATAAAATGCAGAGGAAGATTAAAATATCCAGGTGGAAGAATATTATGGATAGATAATACATATAAGATTATAGATCAAAATATAAATGATTTTATATTTATGTTAGAAAATAATAGTTCTTTTCCAAAAAATTTTAAATTTATTCAAGATAATAATGATATAGTATCATTAAGAATTGATGAAATTGAAGAAGTTAATGTTGATAATTATTATCAAGAACATTATAAATTATGAATAAAGAAATATATTTTAAAGACGAAGCTAGAAGCCTATTATTTAGTGGCGTAGAAAAGTTATCGCAAGCTGTAGCTTCTACAATGGGACCTGATGGAAAGACTGTAATTATATCTAATCAATATGGAGATCCTGAAATAACTAAAGACGGAGTTAAAGTAGCTAGAGAGATTTACTTTAGAAATGCTATAGAGAATATTGGTGCTAAAATAGTAAAAGAAGTTGCTGAATTACAAGTTGATTTAGCAGGTGATGGAACTACAACGGCTATAGTATTAGCTAATTCATTTATACAGAATCTAAAAGACTTTGATTCTAATGAAATAAATAAAGCGTTTGACGAGATTATACCAAAAGTATTAGAACAACTAAAACTAAACTCAAGAAAATTAGAACATAAAGATATTAAATATCTTGCAAGCATATCGGCTAATAATGATACTCACATAGGTGATATTATACAACAAGCTTATAATCACGCAAGTATAATTAAAGTAGAAGAAAGTAATGATAATGAAGACTCATTAGAGTTAATAGATGGTATGTCATTACAAGTATCATATTTTTCAAAACACTTTATAAATACAAATAAGAAAGCTGAATGTAACTTTGAAGACCCATATGTTTTATTAATAGATGGTAAGTTAGAAAATCTTAAATCATTTGAAACTCCTATTAAACAAATAGCAGAAAATAACGAATCATTATTAATTATTACAGAAGGTCTTTCTGAAAATCTACTTAGATTGTTAGAGTCAAACGTCCTTAGTGGATCATTAAAATTATGTGTTATTAAGTCTCCAGGATTTTCTCAATATAGAAAAGACTTACTTAGTGATATCTCTGACTTCACAGGAGCTGATTTAATTAACAATTTTACTAAACAATATAGTCTAACATCATTTGGTAAATTAAAGTCTTTAAAAGTAACTAAAAGTAATAGTATATTAGTTAAACATCCTGATGTAGACATTAAAGAATACATAGAAGATTTAAAAGCTTTATCTAAACTTAAAGAATTAACTAAACAAGACAAGGAATTAATAGAACAAAGAATAACTAATCTTACTGGAAAAATATCCATAATCAAAGTTGGTGGAGTTTCTGAAATAGAAATGAAAGAACGTAAAGATAGATATGATGATGCAGTTCTGGCAACATCTTGTGCATTAGAAGAGGGAATTGTTCAAGGAGGAGGAATAGCTTTATATAATGCAAATCAAATAGTAGCTAAAACAATAAAAGATTTATCTCATAATTCAGTAGAATTAGGAATACTTGTTAGTTTAAATAAACCTATAGATATAATAGGGGTTCCTGCGTTGACAGATATGTTTGAAAAAAATATAATTGACCCACTTAAAGTAACTAGATGTGCATTAGAAAATGCAGTATCTGTAGCTAGAACAATACTATCAACAGATACTGTTGTATTGAACGAACGCCAATGGACTTAAATAGACTTAATGATTATCAAACACCTATATCGTATTATAGAAAAATGCTTGATAATAAAGAGATTCCAAAAGAAGTATATGACCAACTGTTAGAATATATATCAAGTGTTAAGTTTATACAAAACCTTATATCATCAGAAGATGAAAGAGGTTTCTGTAAAGATAAACCACGAGAAGATAAATTTTATAAAGACGGAAGGGTTGAAGTAGATTTAACTAATCCACATATACTAGAGGATATGGACTACTTTAGGCAAGCAGCCATATTCTTTGAAAAAAATGGAAGGTATACTAATATACCAAGAAATTCAAATCCTAAATCTGAGTATGCTCAGTTTTGGAAAGATGAATTATATAAATGGAAGCACGGTGTTGTCAGGGAATCCGACGGAGAATGGATTCCTGGAACATTGTACTTCTACTGGAACTACAGCCCAATATGGTTAGTAGAAACTGTAGGTTTAAAATCAGAAAATAAGAAGTCAAAAGGAGAGCGTGTAAAGAAGTTTGCTAAAGCTTGGCTTGGAGATTATCTATATTTTCACTATACACAACAAGCAAAAGACAATGGTCAACATGGTAAGGTTCTCAAAACTAGGGGAATCGGTTTTAGTTTTAAAAATGCTTCTGAGTCTCCTCGTAATATGTACGTATATCCAGGTTCTGGTAATCCAAACTTTCACTTGGCATCAGATAAAACGTTTCTATCAGGTGATAAAGGAATCTGGGGTAAGATTCTCGATACGTTAGACTGGATTGGAGAACACACTCCTTTAGCTAAGAATAGAATTGTCGATGGTAAAAAAGCTATGGAATTACAGCTTGGATACTTAGACGAATATGGTTCTCGTAAAGGAAACTTAGCCTCTATATTTGGTATATCATTAAAGGATAATCCAGATAAAGCCAGGGGTATTAGGGGCCCTTTAATTCATTATGAAGAAGACGGTCTATTTAATAATCTTGAAAAAGCTTGGAATGTAAATAGAAAAGCTGTTGAGGATGGTGATGTGGCGTTTGGATTTATGCTAGCTGGTGGGACTGGAGGTACAATGGGAGCTTCATTTGCAGGTTCTGAAAAACTATTTTATAAACCAGGTGCTTATAATATATATGCTTTAAAAAATGTATTTGATAAAAATACAAATGGAGAAAGTCTTTGTTCTTTCTTTTGGGGAGCATATTTAAATCGTAATGGATGTTATGATGATACAAATGGAGAACCAGATGTAATTAAAGCACTTGTTGAGATATTAATAGATAGATTTGATGTTAAGTATAGTTCATCTGAATCTACAGCTATTACTCAGAAAAAAGCTGAAGAACCTATTACTCCTCAAGAAGCTGTAATGAGAACTGAAGGAACTATGTTTCCTGTGGCTGATTTAAAAGAGTATCTTGAAAGTATTGCGCCTAAACAAGAATCGTTTTTAGCTGAACACTATGTTGGTGAATTACTTTTAAATAACTTAGGAGAAGTTGAATGGAAACCTAATTCTGACTTAAGTCCATTAAGGGCTTATGATTCGTCTGATAACAATAGAACTGGATGTCTTGAAATATTTGAAATGCCAAGAAAGAATGCTCAAGGAGATATTCAACGAGGTAGATATATAGCAGGGATTGACCCTATTGATTCAGATACAGGTGGATCATTATTTAGTATTCATATAATGGATTTATTTACAGATAGGATAGTTGCTGAATATTCAGGAAGACCTAGATTAGCAAATGAAGCTTATGAAATAGCATTAAGATGTTTAAGATTTTACAATGCAGAAGCTAATTATGAATCAAATTTAAAAGGATTATTTAGTTATTTTGATAGTAAAAATTGTTTACACTACCTTGCTGATGTACCTCAAATATTAAAAGATATGGATATGGTTAAAGCAACTAATCTATATGGTAATAAAGCTAAAGGGACTCATGCTAATGCAAAAATAAATAGCTGGGGAAGAATGTTACAAGCTGAGTGGATGAAAACAAAAGCTCACGGAGATGACGAAGATGAAAGACTTAATATGCATAGACTTAGAAGTATTCCATATGTAGAAGAATGTATAGCTTGGAATAGTGATGGTAACTTTGATAGAGTTTCAGCCGCTGGTATGTTATTTATATTAAGAGAAGATAGAGTTAAAAGAACTGCTGTGGCAAAAGGAAATCAAGATAAGAAGATAACTAATGCGTCTGCAGATAACTTCTTTAATAAAAATTATAAACCAATACAAAACAATAATTGGCAACAAAATGCTATTACTTAATATAGAAAAAAGTAAAATAATTAGATATTTATATTGATTACAGTTTTATAATTCGTATATTTGCTAGTTAGCAATGTAAATATAATTTAATATACAAAATATGGAAGGTCCAAGAATTAATAATCTAGTACTGCCAAGACAAAGATTACCTTACAATAAAAAGGATAAACAATGGAGAGAGGATAATGTAAACTATGGAGATAGACACTCTTTTTATAATAACGAAAGAGTTAGAAAAAGTCTACAGAATAAGATTATAAACTTAAACCTATACAATGGAGTTGTAGATATTAGAGATTTAACTAATGTTGTTAACCCAAATCAAATAGATGCAAGTTTTGTTCCTGACAATCTACCTCATCACCCAATAATGGTTCCTAAAATAGATCTATTAGTTGGTGAAGAAATTAAACGTAGATTTGATTGGTCGTGTATAGTTACTAATCCAGATGCAATAACAATGAAGGAAGAAGATAAGAAGAAATTCTTATTTGAAAAACTTAGCGAAATGTATAGTGGAAATTATGCTGACAAAGAACTTGAGCAAAAACTTAAAGATCTTGAAAAGTATATGAAATACAATTGGCAAGATCTTAGAGAAAAGATGGCTAATCAAATACTTAAACATTATACTCAAGAACAAAGATTTGACAAAACATTCTCTGAAGGATTTAAAGACGCTTTAATCTTTGGAGAAGAAATATATCAATGCGATATTGTAAATGATGAACCAGTGATGTTTAAATTAAACTCATTGAAGGTTCATTCTGTAAAATCTGGTAATTCAGATAGAATAGAAGATTCATCTATTATAATTATACAAGATCACTGGTCTCCAAACAAAATTATTGATGTATATCACGATGAATTAAAACCAGAAGATATAGACTATATAATGGAATATAGTACAACGTCTTCAAAAGGTTCTTATTCAGATGATCAAAATAACCACGTATTACTTAGGGACGCGCTGAATACAGGTGTTGAAGGCATGTATGATACAATCTTCAACTTAGCTGAGTTGAATGGACATTTCTTTGGTTCTAATTATACAGACGATACTGGTAATATTAGAGTATTTAAATTATTTTGGAAATCTATTAAATTAATAAAACAAGTTAAGTATTATGATGAAATGGGTGAGGAACAATATAAAATTGCTTCTGAAGAATACATAGCGGATAAAGATAGAGGAGAAGAGATTAAAAGTATGTGGGTTAATGAATTTTGGGAAGGAGTTAAAATAGGTAAAGATATTTATCTTAATATACGTCCACGCAAAATTCAATATAATAAAATATACAATCCATCTTATTGTCACGCTGGTATTATAGGTCAAATATATAATACTAATCAATCTAAAGCAGTATCATTAGTTGATAGATGTAAAAACTATCAATATATGTATGATGTTATTTGGGATAGATTAAATAAAGCTATTGCAACTAATTACGGTAAAATATTTGAATTAGACATAGCTAAGATACCTGAAAACTGGGAAGTTGAGAAATGGATGCACTTTGCTGTTGTTAATAAGATAGCTGTAATAGATTCGTTTAAAGAAGGTAATCAAGGAGCTTCTACTGGTAAGCTAGCTGGCTCAATGAATACTCAAGGCGGACGTGTTATGGATATGGAGACTGGCTCTTATATTCAACAACACATACAATTACTTGAATTTATTAAAATGGAAATGGGCGAAATAGCAGGAGTATCTGCTCAGCGTCAAGGTCAAATAGAAAATAGAGAAACTGTTGGTGGTGTTGAAAGATCTGTCAATCAATCATCTCATATAACTGAGTATTGGTTTATGCAACATGAGCAATGTAAGATACGAGTTCTTGAATGCTTCTTAGAAACTGCTAAAGTTGCTTTAAAAGGTAAAAACCTTAAAGTACAAAATATACTTGATGACCAATCAATAGAAATACTTAACGTAGATGGTGAAACTTTTTCTGAAAATGATTACGGATTAGTTATAACTTCTAGTTCTAAAACAGCTGAGTTAGAACAGATGATTAAATCTAATGCTCAAGCATTTATTCAAAATGGTGGTTCATTATCAACTATAATGGATATTTACTTTAGTCCTTCATTATCTGATATGAGAAGAAGATTAGAAGACGGAGAAGAGCAAATGCATCAACGTCAACAAGAATCATCTCAACAAGCTAATGAAACTCAACAAGCAGCTAATCAAGCAGCGCAACAATTAGAAATGCAAAAACTTCAATTAGAAGATACTATCTCTCAAAGAGAAGATGCCACTAAACGATATATTGCAGAATTAACTAAAGCTGTAGGAGAAACTGATACTATTGATTCTGAAGACGGAATAGAAAGTCCATTAGAAAGAGATAAGTTTAATTTAGACATAGAGAAAGCAAAAGCTGATCAAATAGCTAAAATGAAGTCATTAGATCAAGATATGATTAAACACAATGATCAAATGAAAGCAAAAACAGTAGATCAATCTATAGCTAGAATTAAAAAGAAATCAGTGTAAAAAGCAATAAAATGCTATTACGTAATATGAAATAATTAAAAATAAATTAACTTTTTATTGTATTTAATATATAAAAAGATTATATTTGCACTTTATAAATTAAAATGGGAGAATAATGGAAGTAGAAAATGAATCAATGGATATCTTCGGTTCTGGAATGGAACTGAATTTAGACTATAATAACTATGAAGAAAATTTCGATGACGAGCCTTCAGATAGTAGTATCGAAAGTGAAGAAGACGAAATAAATAATAACCCTGTCGAGGAAGAAAATCCAGAGAGCGTAGGTGGGGAAGAAGACGAAAACAACGAAGAGGATGAATCCGATGTAGATTCTTCTCCCAACCTGTATTCTTCCATCTCAAACGTTCTATTTGAACAAGGAATCATCCCTTCGTTAGAGTCTTCTGAAAATATTAAGACTTCTGAAGATTTTGTAGGAGCACTTAAAAAAGAAATTGATCTGCAGGCAGAACAACGACTTGAAGAGTATCTACAAAACTTAGACCTTAATAAGATTGCTGTATCTAGAAAAACTCAATTAGAGTTATCTAATATAGATGAAGATTATTTAAAAGATAATCTTGATGTAGCTAAGGATATTATTTTTAGAGATTATATCAATCAAGGTCTTTCAGAAGAAAGAGCTACAAAATTACTAAGGAAGACAATTGACTTAGGCGAAGATATGGTTATTGAAGATGCTCTTGAGTCAGCTCAAAGTTTAAAAGAATTTGAAGCTAGATCAGAACAACAAGAAAGAGTCAGATATACACAACAACTAGCCGAGCAAGCTGCAGAACAAGAAAGTATTAATAACGCAATTAAAAATACTATATATAGTTCTAAAGAAGTCATCACTGGTTTACCAAATACTAAAGCTCTACAGGATAGAGTATTTAAAAGTATGACAGAAGTTGTTTCAAAAAATCCAACTACTGGCGAAATGCAAAATAAGTTTATGCAAAACAGAGCCGTTAATCCTATTGAGTTTGACACAAAAATGTATTACCTTTATGAATTAACAAATGGTTTTTCAGATTTATCTAGCATATCAAAAACAGTAACTTCTAAAGCTGTAAAAAATTTAGAAAAAGTGCTTAGAAGAACTAGATTCGAGGATAACGGAACTCCTGATTATCTTCAAGATCCACCAAGCTATGGCGGAATTGGATCAGAACTTGTCTTCTAAACAAAAACAATATTAATAATTAAAACAAAAAAACTATGTCTTTAGGGAAGTTTGTAATGACCAAAGGTAAAGCTTGGTCTGGCTTGACGCTAAAAAATCACATCGGTGCTATCTTCGGATCTCAACCACAATTAGTATCACCGTTAACTACTGTGTTACTTCAAAGTTCAGGAATGAAAAACTTAGATACAACTTTGTCTTTATTCCCTGAGAAAGTATTAAATACAGCAGATGACTTCGTATGGAAAGTTGTTGGTTCTGACGAGAGAAATATTCCTCTTGTTGAAGCACGTGCTTTTGGTGGAGTTGTAGATACTAATACAGTAGGTGTTGGTATTGCTCGTAGTAAATTTGAATTGGTATTTGCTGAAAAATGGTTTACCGCAATGCATGTTATTGCTGGACCACGTCCAGACGTATATCAAATTAGAATTACTGATGAGCCGTTTGAAGAAGGTTCAAATTATGTTTATCCTTGCGAAGCTTGGGGTGGTCAAGAATCACTAGCTGGTATTCCTGGAGATGAACTTTTACCTGGAAACAGATTCAGTATTGAGTCTGCTTACACAGAAGACGAGCTTTCTACAAGAGGTGCTGGTATTCAATTTACTTCTCCTTATTTAATGAGAAATTCAATCTCTACACTTCGTATGGAACATAAAGTTTCTGGAGCTATGATTGATGTTAAAGTAGAGCCAGTATATTTTGCAGGTATCGAAACTCGTGATCCTAATACAGGAAAAGTACATAAATCAACAACTTGGATGCAAGAGGTTTACTGGCAGTTTGAAAAAGCATTGTCACGTATTAAATCTCGTACCATCATGTTCGGAAAAACTAACCGTGATGAAAATGGTCGTTTCTTGAATAAAGGAGCTTCTAATATTGAAATTAAAGCTGGTTCTGGTATTCGTGAGCAAATGGAAGTGTCTAATACTATTTCTTATAACCGTTTCTCAATGCGTCTTTTAGAAGATGTTCTTTCTGAATTATCAGAAGGTAAATTGGATTTTGACGAAAGAAAATTCATGTTACGTACAGGAGAAAGAGGAGCTGCTCAATTTAACAGAGCTGCAACTGCTGCTGCATCAGGATGGAAATCAATGTTTGATAACACCAACCAAAATGCAATTAAAGGAGTTTCTTCTAAATTCCATGATAATTCATTTCAAGGAGGTTTCCAATTCACAGAATGGAGAGCGCCTAATAACATTCATATTATGTTGGAAGTTGATCCAATGTATGATGATAAAGTTCGTAACAAAATTCTTCACCCAGATGGTGGGGTTGCTGAGTCTTACAGATATGATATCTTATATATCGGATCTATGGAAGAACCAAACATCCAAAAAATCAAAGTTCGTGGTGATGATGAGTTAAGAGGTTATATGGCAGGTATTCGTGATCCATTCTCTGGGCGTAGAGGTGGTATCATGCAGTTGATGGAAGATTCAGCTACAATGACTGCTATGTGCGGAACAGGAGCGATGGTAAAAGATCCTTCTCGTACAGCTTCATTAATTCCTGCATTACTAGGATAATATTAAATAATAGCTTATTGGGGATGTGCTACAAATACATCCCCTTTTTTTTAAACTAAAAGGGAGAATTATAATGGAAGTAAAAGAAAGTACGTTTACATTACCTGATACAACTATCACGGTAAAGTATATTAAAAGAAAAAAAGGTATGGCATCTAACGTTGGTGAAGATCACGTTATATCTGGAGGGATGCTTAATGGTTCAGTGAAGAAATTTCAAGCTCCATTACTAAAAAATAATTCTATAGCCAATGTATTGACTAAAGAAGAAAAAGAATATTTAGAAGCTTTAACTGGATTAGATTTATCAGTATATGGAGATTTTTGGTATGATCACCAAGTTTCATTATATAAAGATGATAATTTATTACAGCTAAGCAATCCTATTGATTATATATCATATAAGATTCTTACATATTTAAAAAATGATATAGCTCCTACTTGGGCAGAAAGAAACTTAAAACAAACATATCAGTTTGTTATTACTTCTGCTGATGAAGAGTTAACTGAAAAGAAAATTGGATTCGATAATAAAAAAGAAGCTTTCAAGCTTTATGGAAAAATCGAAGACGACAAAGATAAATTAATAAAAATTCTAGCAATACTTACTAATAAACCAATTTCAAAAGAAACTACATTGAAATGGGTTCAAGCTAAGGTAGAACAATTTATTGATGAAAAACCAGAATCATTTGTTTTGCTAATGAAAGATAAAACTTTAGATACTAAGTTCTTAATTAACGATGCAATTGAAAAAGGAATTATAATTAAAACAGGTAATAAATATTCTACTAATGATGGATTAGATTTATGTGAAAACAGTCAAATACCAACATTTGAAAATACAATTGCCTATATAGATAATCCAAAACATCAAGACGTTAGATCTTTTATAGAAGCTAAGTTACTTGGTAATAAAAAATAATTATGACTACAACCGAGATAAAAAACGAATTTCAAATTCATTATAATGCAATTGCGACTATGTCTGCTCCGAACATTGATGATTATGAATTATCTGTTTATCTTACAAAAGCACAATTAGAATTAGTTAAAAATAATTATAATCCAAACGGCAATAAGTATAGAGAAGGATTTGAGAATTCAGAAAAAAGAAGAGTTGATTTAAAGGAACTTATTAAAGATTATAAGTCTACACAAATTGTAACTTCAACGTCGCATCTACATTCTGATTCAAAATTTTTCAAAATACCAAATGACGTTTTTCTTATTGTATATGAAGATGCTAAAATATCTACTACAGATTGTTACAATGGTAACACCTTAAATGTAATAGTAAAGACGCATGACGAGTTTACAATACAAATAAGTAATCCTTTTAAAAAACCAGATAGTTCTGCTGTGTGGAGAATGGATATGTCAAAAATAGGAAATGATAAAGTTGTTGAGCTCATAAGCCCATATACTATATCTGAGTATCATTTAAGATATATAATGTTTCCTCCTCCAATAGTATTATCCAATCTAGCAACTACTTTTCCTGGTGAAGGATTAAGTATTGATGGAGTTACCGCTATGCAAACTTGCATATTATCTGATGAATTTCAAAGAGAAATAATTGATAGAGCTGTTGAATTAGCATTAAGAGATTACAAACCATCTGGACTAGAAAGTAAAGTTCAGATAGATCAAAGAAATGAATAATAATAAATAAAACATAAAATATGTACGGACCAAATCAAGTTGGTGAATTAATTATAGGAAATGCTGTCGCCACAGAAACTACTACAAAAACATTTATTGCTTCAGCCTCTGATAAAGAAATCAAAGCAGTATCTAGTCAAGGAGTTATTATTGCTGATGGACTTCCATTTAGCTATTTACAAAAAACTAGTGGAGATGCTTCTAAAGGATTAGATTATGAGTTTTCAGATGTTGTTGATCCTTCTTTAATTGAAAAAATTACACTTAAAGAATACGCTGCTGAAGTTCAAAAATTAGTTACTGTTACAGTTGGTACAGCTACTGCTGCTACTACATATGAAATTGAATGTAGAATTTACAATGATGGTGGATCTTTATCTCCTGAAAATTTTGCAATAGTTCAAGGGTTCTATGTAACTGGTGTTTCTGCTGAAACAACTACTGCTATTAAAGACGGATTACTTTTGTCTCTTCAAAAAAATCTTATTAAAAGAGGTAACTTTGAATTAGCTGTTGTTTCTACTGGAGCTGCTACATTTACTATTACTAGTAAAGTACAAAAATTCTCTGCTGGTAAACTTATCGGAAAACAAATTGAATTTGATGTTCTTGGTAAATCATTCTTAAATGCATATGACACTACTCAACCAGCTACTAATAGTGGTCTTGTTGTTCCTGTAGTAACTAATCAAGCCTCTCCTGGTTCAGGAACTGGAAAATTTGCAGTTAACTTTGAATGGTTTGTTAAAGGTATGAAGTATGAAGTTTATCGTCAAACAGGTTATCCTGCTGACTTTGGAACTCCATACTACGCATCTCCAACAGGATTCTATAATACAATTCAAATTAAACATTATTCAACAAGAAAAGAAACATCTGTTGAACGTCAATATAAAGTACTTACAATACTTGTAGACAAAGTAACTAATTTGCCAGCAAACAATGCTGCTACAAATACAGTTCTTGCAAATCTACGTACATCTGTAGGTTCTAGAGTAGCCGTTCCAGCTGACTTAGCTGTAGTATAGTAATTAATTAAATAATACCTAAAAAGGGAAGAAGAACAAATCTTCTTTCCTTTTTTTTTGCATAAACATGAAATACTTAAATAATAATTTAAATATAATGATATGGCTATAACCATCAATAATTTTGAAATAATAACTAATGGTACGCAACTAGCTATTGATGTTCAAACAAACTTAACTTATAATATTTCTACGCTTTTGGTATGGACTATGTTAGACTATAAAGATTATTCTTTAGCTATAGATTTAACATCTAACTTATTAAAAGTTAATGAAAGAGAAGTTTTGATTATAAACGCTACTGATGTTGGATTAACAATATTTAAAGATATTGTTTATATGGAAGTAGAAAGCACATATATTGATACTCCTGGATGTCAAGATTGTCAATCTCCAGTAACTGGGGTTACATATAATCTAACACCATACTACTACTGCTTACTTAGTTTTCTTTTAGAATTAGAGATAACTAATTGTGTGGATTGCGATAAAAATAAATCTAATCAAATGGTAATAACTATTAATATGTTAATTGATAGTGTTATTAAAGCACTACAAATAGGATACTATACTCAAGCATCTCAAATGGTAACTAAGTTGCAAAAACTTTGTACTCTTACTCCATGTACTGATTGCATACCTATAGATTGCACTACTTGTAGTGGATATATACAAGCTTAATACAAATGGCAGAAATAAATGAAAAAGGACATGTTTCAGTTATAATAGGCTCTCTTGAAAAAACATATAGAAAAGCTCGTTTAACAGGCAAACTAAACTCAAGTGATCCATATATACTAGAAGCTATATATAAGCTGTTAGGAGCGTGTTATACGTCTTTATCACAACCTAATAGAAGAACATTAACAAATCTTTATAATAGAATACTTACTACATCTAAAAATACATGTATGCCAATGGTTTTGCCTCAAGATAAAAGAAGCCCAAAACCAGTATTTATTCAAGCTGAATTTTTAGATTGTAATACATACCAATCATTTCAAGAAATATTTTATTGGCAAGAGGCTGATTATTATGTAACAAATGCTGATGTTGTTTTAAAAGTAGATGACAAAGGATTTTTACAATCAAAACAAAGTGATACATTAACTGTATTTGCTTCTGGAAAAACAATACCATATACAACAATAGGTAGAATATGTTTTGCAATAACAGATACAAAAACAACATCAACATTTAAAATATTAAATGCTTTAAATATTGATGTTACTTCTGGGTTTACAAAAACTTTTATAGATAGTATAAACACAACTTTATTTGTATCTACTAATGTTTATTCGTATGGAGATATTAAATTCATAATACAAAAACTTACGTAATGGATTATTCAAATATACCTTTAGGGTTAAAAATAACAACACAAATTCCTTTAGACGTTAAGACATATATTCAGAACGAAGCTGCATTAAAGGATCTTGGATTAAGTGACAATCTAGCGTTTACGTATGTTCAAGGATGTACGTTTTATTGTATACAAGAAGGTACTAGATACGAATGGAGAGAGGTAGTTGGAGGCGAGATTGGATTAAGAACTACAAACTACACATATCCAAATGGAATAGTTGCTTTTGGAATAACATATTCAAACAAGGTTTATAACTTTTTTCCAACAACTGTAACTAGTCAGGTTAAATCTGATTGGAATGCTACTTCAGGAGTTTCTGAAATATTAAATAAGCCTACAATTATATTACCTCCTTTTCAAGCTATTGACGAAGGAAGCGGAGTAGGTTTTATAATAAGAGGAAGAAATCCATTAAATTTTGGACCAATAGGATTAGACTCTGTTGATTTTAGTACATCTACAGGCATATCAACTATAAGAGGAACTACAGGAACTAATTCAATATCTATAGGAGATGACGTAATAACATCTGGATTTGCTAGCGGAACTATAGGAAGTTTAATTAATAATTCTAGCGAATATGGATTTGCAACTGGTGTAAATTTAACGTCAGCTGGTCAAATAGTTAGCCTACTAGGTGTTGGCCATAATGTTACAGGTCAAATAGTAACTGTAGTTGGGCAAGCGGCTAATACAATAGTAGGCTCATTATTAACAAATAACGAATCAACAAAAGCAATATTTGTAGTTGGTAATGGGGTTATAACAGATAATGATGACACATATCCAGTATTTTCAAGAAGCGATGCGCTTATTGTAAGAATGAATGGAGTAGCAACTTTACCTTCTGTAACAAATGCTTTAATAACATCTGAATCAACAGGTAAGGCTGTTGTGACTAGAGAATATTTGGAATCTAAAATTCCAACAAATTTACAAAAAATTATAACAGCATCTTATGTGTTAACAAGTGCTGACAATAACTATACTATAATAATTAATAATGGAACTACTCCAATAAATATAACAATACCTACTGGATTATTGGTAAATATATTTGTTGGATTTATTCAAAAGGGAACTGCTGATGTTACATTTGTGGCTTCTGGAACAACTATATATAATCCTACCGGATTAAAATCTAAAGGACAATATTATAATACTTCAATAGATCAAGAAGGAACTACTAATACATTTTATTTACTAGGTAATACAAAAGTATAATGAATGAATTTAAAAAAAATATATATAGACAATCAGATGGAATAGTAATTGCTCCTCCATCTTATTATTCATATAACTTTTCAAGTCCAGGAGCTTCTGTCTACACAACTTCTTGTTTAGCAACTCTTTATGATATAACTTTTTATTCAAGCACAAGTCCGCTAACCGTAGGTACTCAACTATATACTGATACATTATTAACAAATATAGTATCTTATGGTAATTTATGGTATAAATATGAATATGATGGATTTTCATATAGAATTAATTCATCAGGACAAATTGCTGAAATACAAAATTGTGCAGTTTCATATTCTTGGTTCTTTACAAATCCAGGAAGAGAGTCGTTTTCATTAACATGTCCAATGACTTCTTTTGATTTAACTTTATATACATCAGTAAGTGTACTTGATATTGGAGTTCAAATGTATCTATCTCCTAGTTTATCAACTCCTGTTGGTTCTGGAAATTTATGGTATAAAGAAGGAATAGATGGAAATTCATTTAGAATAGATAATGACGGAAAAATAGCAGAAATAAACACATGTGTTTAAAAATAAAATATAATTATGATAGAGTGCAATGAAATAAATCAAACAATAAACGAACTACTAATATCTTTTCAAGACTGTAAGAAAATATTAAATTCAGACTTAAGGAAATTAGTTAATTTAGTTTCAGCGGTAAACACTTGTGCTAATGGCGGTCCAAATTATAATACGTTAATTACGGATTCATTTGAACCAATAACAGACGAAGTTGTGTTATATCCAATTAATACATTTCATTCAATAACTATAATAGTTTTAAGTGGAAGTATATTATATAACACTTTTACATTCCCAGCTGGAACAACTCAGAATATAGAAGTAACAACGCTTAATCAAACGCCTATTACATTTACTGTTAAGGCAGGAAGTAAGGTATCAGTAGAATATTTAATAGAAACAGTATAATGGCAAAAATAATAACATCAATACCATCAAGTTCATCATCCGTATCAAATACATCGCAACTTATTAATGATGGCGCTGATGGTATAAATCCATTTATAACGGCTTTAGATATTTTAAATGTTGATAAAAATTTTGTATATACTCAGAACATACCTTCAACAGTATGGACAATTTCTCACATGTTGAATAAATTTCCATCAGTAATGGTGATGGATAGTGCTGGCACTGTTGTTATAGGTGAAATTAACTATCAAAATATAAATAATATAACATTAACATTTAGCGCCGCATTTTCTGGCAAAGCAACATTAAATTAAAAAATTATGGCAAATATTCCTTTTTTAGTAGACATTGATTTAAGTAAAAATCAAATGTTGAATATGAAGTTACAAAATTTAGCATCTCATCCAGTAACAACTACATGGGCTGGTATAAATTTAGGATTTACTTATTGGAACACAACTGATTTAAAAGCATATTCTTGGAATGGAGCAACTTGGTCGTCGCTTACATACGCACACCCTAACCATACAGGAGAAGTAACATCTCTTGGTGATGGAACTCAAACTATTACAGCTAATGCGGTAACTAATGCTAAATTAGCAAAAATGGCCGCACATACATTTAAAGGAAACAACACAGCTTCTTTAGCTGATCCTTTAGATTTAACAGCAACTCAATTAACAGCTGAGTTAGATGTATTTACATCTACATTAAAAGGACTTGTTCCTGGATCTAGCGGAGGAAGCACAACTACATTTTTAAGAGGAGATGGTTCTTGGGCTACTCCTGCTGGATCTGGAGATATGGTTCTTGCTGGAATTCAATCAGTTACTGGATTAAAAACTTTTGATACTATTAAATTAGCTGTTAAAGGATCAAGTACTGGAACAACAGCAATAGCCTCAGCTAATGCATCAGCTACAAATTATACAGTTACATTACCAACTGCTACTGGAACTTTGGCTTTAACATCTGATATTACAGGAACAAACTCAGGAACAAATACTGGTAATCAAACTCTAGCTGGAACTTCAGACGCAACTTCTCATACAACTACATTATCAGCTTCTGGAGGAAGTCTTAAATTAGTAGAAGGTTCAAACATAAGCTTAACAACAACTGGAACTGGACTTGATGCTATTGTTACTATAGCAACATCTGGAGGTGGAACAGTAACTGCTACTGGAGGTGCTTTAACAGCAAATTCATTGGTATTAGGCGCTGGAACTACAGATACTAAAGTAGTTGCTGGAATAACAACTGACGGAGCTTCTGTTATAAATTTAGGAGTTAATACAACAACTATTGGTAAGATTAAATTCTTTGGAAATACTTCAGGAGATGCTACTATTCAACCAAGCGCAGTTGCTGGAACAGCTACGATTTTAACACTACCAGCAACAACTGGTACACTTGCTCTTACTTCTAATATAGGAACTTGGGGAGCATTAGCTTATCCTACTTATGTTTCAGGCACTCCGTTTGTAAAAATGACTGCCGCTGGAACATTTTCTTTAGATACAACTGTATATGGAACAGGAACTGTAACTGCAATAGGTGTTACTACAGCTAATGGAGTGTCAGGAACTTCATCAGGAGGCACTACGCCTAGCTTAACCATTACGCTTGGAGCTATTACTCCAACAACAGTTAATGGGCATACTTTTACTTCTGGGTCATCTACTTTTACAGGTACTGCGGCTCAAACTTATACATTTCCTTCTGCAACAAGTACGTTATTAGCAGTTGGAATAGCGGCAACTATACCAGTAGCTGGTGTTAAATCTTTTGATACTGGAGCTATTAAATTTAATGGCTCAGCTTCAGGAACTATAACATTAAATGCTCCATCAACAGCTGGAGCTAATACAATTACATTTCCAGCCGCAACTGGTACTATTGCTTTAACTTCAGATATTACATCTGCATTAACTGGAGCATTAACTTATATGGGTGCTTATGACGCCTCTGTAGCACCACCTACTGGCGCTGGTATATTAAAAGGATATACATATACAGTTACTGTGGCTGGAAATGGAGCTGGATTCTTTGGAACTACATTGGAAATTGGCGATATGATTATAGCTGAAATTACAAATCCAATAGCAGACGCAAACTGGACTTCAGTTAATAAAAATATTACAGTAGCTACAGAGACAGTTACTGGTACTGTAGAAATAGCAACACAAGCAGAAGTTACTACAGGTACTAATGATGGATTTGCAGTTACTCCTTTAAAATTAAGAACAGAACTTACTGGAGCTAATTGGGTTTATGTAAATTCTGCTTTTGGAAATGGAGTTTTAACAGATATTCCATTAACACATGGATTAGTTGGAGGATCATTATATCCAACAGTTACAATATTTGACACAGCAACAAAAGAAATAGTTAATACAAAAGTCGTGGTAACAAGTTCTACAGTAGTTACGCTTACATTCAATGTAGCTCCTACTTCAGGATTATACACAGTGGTAATTAAAAAATAATAATTTATGTCTAAAATACTAGATGATTTAGCTGTTACTGGGGGAGTAACAGCTAATTACAAACAATTTAATACAGCTATAACCCAAACAAGTGCAGTTGGCAAATTAAAATGGAATGATACTGACGGTACATTAGATTTAGGTCTTAAAGGCGGAAACGTAACTTTACAAATTGGACAAGAAACTGTACTTAGAATAGTTAATAAAACAGCAACAAACATAACATTATCTGAAGCTAATTATCAAGCTGTCATAATCACTGGAGCACAAGGACAAAGACCTAAAGTTGATTTAGCAAAAGCTGATAGCGAAATAACTAGTGGAACAACTATAGGTATTGTAACAGAAACAATATTAATAAACCAAGAAGGTTATATTAATACAAGTGGAACAGTAAGAGGAATTAATACTACTGGTAGTTTACAAGGTGAAACTTGGGCTGACGGTGATGTTTTATATCTAAGCGGAACAGTTGCTGGACAAATAACTAATATAAAACCTATTGCACCATTACACCTTGTTACAATTGGGTATGTTTTATATGCTCACGGTGTTAACGGAACAATATTTGTAAAAGTTCAAAATGGATATGAGTTAGAAGAATTACATAATGTGTCAGCTATTGCTCCAAATAATAACGAGGTTTTAGCTTATGATACAGCAACATTATTATGGAAACCTAAAACAGTTGCTACTGCATTAGGGTATACTCCTTCAAATGACACAAATACTGTACATATAACAGGTACTGAAACTATTACAGGAACAAAATCTTTTAAAGGTACAACAGCTAGTGATACTGCTCCATTAGGCGCTGAAATATCAGCAACAGGCTCAGGAGCGGGATGGTCAGGCACAAGTTTTGTATTGGGATACGCACACACAGCCGGAAACTCAAGTGCTTTAGTAGGAACGTTAGCAGCATCAATTGGTACTTATTATCAAATAGTTATAAGCGGAGGAGGTAGCGGAACTTTTACTACTACTTTTGGTGGAGGTTCGTTAATTTCATTTGCCGGAACTAACACTATTTTAGCCACTACTACTGCTGTTTTAACCGTAACCCCTGACGTCGCGTTTAGTGGTACTGTTTTAGTATCAGTTAAAACTATTGGTACTTCTTCTGCGACAACGACACTTTTAAATAGTGGTGGAAACATATCTAATGAATTTAGAGCATCGAATATAACTACAAATACTCTTATTGGTAAAGGCGCGGGTGTAAGAAATATAACAGGTAGTAACATTACGCTTTTAGGGTCAGGAGCAGGGGCAAACAATACTATTGGAACTACAAATACTTTCATTGGAAGTAACGCAGGGAATGGTAATATTATTGGGAATAATAATTTATATGTTGGGGTAAGTGCGGGATTTTATGCTAAAGGTACAGGAAACACCATTCTTGGTGGTTACGGAGCGGGATTAGCTTTAGTTGATGGAAATTTAAACGTTATAGTAGGTGGTAATGCAGGATTAAATATAACTACAGGAGGTTCAAATACGCTTTTAGGTTACGATAGTGGAAGATTTATCGCGGATGGAATAACATTAAATACGTTACTTTCTAATTCTGTATTTATAGGTAGCGGAACTAGGTCTTTAGTAGATAATCAAACTAATCAGATAGTCATTGGTTTAAACGCTATTGGTCTAGGAAGTAATACAACTGTAATAGGAAACGCGTCAACTGTCTTTGGTAGATGGTATGGTAGGTTATTGTTAGGAACAAGTGTTGATGATGTAGCTAACCAACTTCAAATATCAGGATATTCTATAGCTACAGGTTATAGGGTTCCGAGTGGATTAGCAACAGGTTTCTTGAAAGCTAACGGTACAGTTGACTCTTCTACTTATTTAACATCAGTAGATATTTCCAATTTAACCGCTACAGGAACTCCAAGCGCTACTACGTACTTAAGAGGAGATAATACTTGGGCAACAATTGCAGGTGGTGGAGATATGATATTAGCTACTGACCAAACAGTAACATCATTAAAAACTTTTACAAACTCAACTTCTACTCAAACAGTTGGATTAAATTTAGTTAACAACGGAAGCACATCATCTGCAAACGTATTAAAAGTATCTAATAATTCTACTGGCTATGGTATGTATTCTATAAATAATGCTTCAAGTAATGCAGGTAATGGTATATATTCATATAATTTATCTACGTCTTCTGGAAATGGTATATATTCTGATAATCAATCTACTAGTGGCAATGGAATATATTCAAGTAACCTTTCTACTACAGGCTCTGGTATTGTTTCAGTAAATAATTCAGGTATTGGATATGGATTACTTGTTAGTAATCAATCTACTTCATCTGGAGTCTATGTGCATAACAATTCTACAGGTAGAGCTTTAATTATAAATAATTCAACAACAGCAACAGGTACTCCACTTACAATAACAAAAAACGGTTTTACTGAACTAACAATTACAGATGATTCAGTAATAAATGTTCATGGTATTACTACAGAGCCACCTACGCCTGCTTCTGGATACGGTTCTTATTATGGAAAATATGTGGCTGGAAGATTCGCATTAAAAACCAAAGGAGCATCTGGATTAGATACTCCTTTACAAAATGCAATTTATCAAAATTCAATATTTTTAGTAAGTCCAAATACAACAAGTTCAATAAGCGCTATAGGAGGTGCTGTTACGTCAGTTGGTACTATTTCAACGCCAAACCCAAGTAGCACTTCTTATGGAGTTTGTACTAATATTGTTAGTGCAGCGACTGCTAATGCAACTTGTGGAACAAGCCAAGCTTTATCGCCTTTAAACACATCATCAGGAATTGCTTCTAATGGCGGATTTTTTGCAGTGTATAGATTATGGTTTCCAGATGCAAATTATGGAACAGGAGCAACTGGTAGTAGGTTTTTTGTAGGAGTAGCTGACCAAGCAATGGCAACGGTAGTGGCTACTGAAAACGCAACTGGAAATAGAGCTGGAATTGCTTATAGTACAGCTTTGTCAGACACTAACTTTATGCTTACAACAAAAAACGGAACTACTGAAACAAGAGTAAGTACAGGAGTTGCTTTTGCAGTAAATAAATTATATGATTTTTTCTTATTTTATAATACGGCTACAAGTACTATTCATTGGAGAATTGATAATTTAACAGATAGTACTTCTACTGAAGGAACTACTACATCAACATTACCATTATCAACAGCACAAATGAGAGCTGGTTTTCAATTAGCGACATTAACAACAACAGCTAGAAATATACGTATGAAAAAAATATATGTAGAAACTGATAATTAATAACATTATGATAAACATTAAACCAATTCTAGTAGGATTACCTGCAAAAATAGCTAATAAACTTTTAGTTAGACCTATAATAAATAGTACTACAGATACTTCTTGTAATACTTATTACGAAGTTATTTCTGAAGAAATAGTAATTAATCCAAGTTTAATAGAAGGAGAATTTGATACAACAAATACTATTTTTACTATTGTAGCTACAGGAAATGTTCCAATAAATGACGATCAATATACTGAATGGGCTGCAGATAATGCTTATATAGAAGATATAGTTTTAATATATTTAGGCATTGAAAGAGAATAGTTAATTAGTTTTAATAAATTTGTAAATTAAATAATATGAAAAATGAGTAGACAAGAATTTGTAGATAAATATATAGGTAAGGCTATAAGTAAAACATTTACAGTATTTATAATAGCTACATTATACTTATACTTTGGAAAATTAAATGGTTCTCAATGGATCATAATTGCTACAGTATATTTAGGAAGTACAAAAGTAACTGAAACTATATTAAAGCTAAAAGATAAAATGTAACTATCAAAAAAAAATGAACGAAGAAAGAGAAGTAGTAAGAAATAGAAAAAAAAGCATAATGGAGGAAAAAATAGATCGTTTAGAAAATCATTTTAAGGTTTATAAATCTGATATGGTAGATGTAAAAGATAGTGTTAGAAATATAGAATCAGCCTTAATAGGTTCTTCGTTAAATGGTCATAAGGGAATGGTTTCGTTACTAGATTCTTTAGACAAAAGAGTTCAAGCTTTAGAAGATAAACAAATATTAGATGCAGATAAATTAGATACTTTGAAATGGTTTCAAAGAGGTTTAATTGGAATAGTATTTTCTTATCTTTTATGGTTAATGACTAAATAAAAAAATATGATAAATAGATTAAATTTTTATAATAACTATAGATTAAATTTTGGTAAATTATCACAATCACAAGTTAGTGGATTTGAAGCAATATTTAATGAATGGGATAGTAAAGGTTTAAATGATATTAGGTGGCTAGCTTACATGTTAGCCACCACTTACCATGAAACTGCAAAAACCATAAGACCTATAGAAGAATATGGTAAGGGTAAAACAAGGCCTTACGGAAAGAAATTAAAGCATTCTGGAGTGGCTTATAATACTCCTGATAAAATATATTACGGAAGAGGATTTGTTCAACTTACTTGGTATGAAAATTATGAGTTATTAAGTAGATTATTAAAGTTAAATTTACTTAGTAATCCAGAACTATGTTTAACTTTAGACGTTGCTACAAAAGTAATGTTTGAAGGAATGTTGAAAGGAAGTTCTAATGTTGGTGATTTTACAGGTAAATGCTTAGAAATGTATTTTAATGAAAAAACAGAAGATCCAATTGGAGCTAGAAGAATTATAAACGGAACTGATAAAGCTAATTTAATAGCTGGTTATTATTGGTTGTTTAAAAAATATTTACAATGATAGATATTAAAAAGTTTATATATCAAATAATTATAATAGTATTATTGTTTGTTATATTTATACAAAGAAGTTGCAGTAATAAAGTTTTACCTTCTGTTCAAAATACTGAGGTTATAATACCAGCTCAACACGGCTCGTTTAATGCATTAAAACCAATAAAGGTACATGATACTATCATTAAAGATAGTATTGTCTTTAAAGATAAGAAAATAACTATTGTAAATCCATTAGACAAACAATTAGTTGTTGATTATTTAAAAGCTAAAGATAGTATTCAGAAATTACATTTATTTATGAATGCCGTTAAGATAAATAAATACAGTCAAAACTTTGATAATAAAGATATAAATTTAACCGTAGAAGCTGAATCAGTTGGAACTATTAATTATATAAAACCAACTTATACTATAAAAGAAAAAAAAGTAGAAGTTTCAGTACCTGTTAAACAAACTGTATTTGCTTTATATACAGGAGTAGAAACATATAATAATGCATCATTATCTAATTTTGTAGTTAAAGTTGATTTAGGAATACAAAATAGAAGAGGCGATATATATTCTGCTGGATTCGATACTAATAAGAATATATTTATAGGTTATAAGTTAAGATTAATTAATATTAAGAAATAAATTATAAAATAATTGCTAAAAAATTAGGAATTGTCATTTATTTGTTATAACTTTGTATAAGTTTAAAAAAAAACAACATATGGAGTTAATTGAAATTAAAGAATTTTTAAGAAGTAAAACTGGTTATTTAAAAGAAGGTTCTAAAAGATTAAGAAATCATCTTAGATTAAAAGGATTTGAAACAACTATAGGTAATTGTAAAACAGCTTTAAGAGAAGTAAATCAAGAAAATAGAGAATCTATTAGTAGATTATCTTCTGTAAAAGCTAAAATATTAGTATATGATATTGAAACATCACCAAATATTGGTTGGTTCTGGAGAGCTGGATTTAAACAAAATGTATCTCCTGAGCAAATTATAAAGGAAAGAGCTATTATATGTGTATCATATAAATGGCTTGGTGAAGACGAAGTATACAACCTTAATTGGGATAAAGATCAATCAGATTACTTTTTAGTAGAACAATTTATAGAAACATTAAACGAAGCAGATTTAATTGTAGCGCATAATGGAGATAACTTTGACCTTAAATGGTTAAGAACTAGAGCATTATATCACAGATTAAAAATGCTACCAAGTTATAGACAGTTTGATACATTAAAAATTGCAAGATCTAAATTGTATTTGAATTCAAATAAATTAGACTATATATCTAAATTCTTAGGATTTGAAGGAAAGATTAAAACAGAAATTGGATTATGGATGGACATCGTATTCAAAAATGATAGAGATGCATTACAAAAAATGCTTGACTATTGCGATGAAGATGTAAGACAATTAGAAAATGTTTACAACGAAATCAAGTTTCTTGAAAATCCATATACTCATGCAGGTGTCGCTAATGGAAAAGTTAAACAAACATCACCTATTAATGGTTCTTTCGATATAGAACATATTAAAGAGGTTTGCTCTAACAGAGGAACAATTAAACATATTATGAAAGACAATGAATCTGGAAGGTTCTTTGAAATGAGTAATACAAATTATTTAAAATTTAAAGAACTTAAACAATAACACAGAACGCCCTCAATCTCAATAAGTAGTTTGAGGGCGTTTTTATTTAATAACATATGAAGCTAAATAAGATAATATATGACGTTCGTGAAAGCTTAAAGCTTTATACAGACGATGGAGAAATATCAAATAGATACATAACATATCTACTTGGTTTAAAAAGAAGTAAATATTTAAGACAAGATCTTAATAATTTTCAACATACTACAGATATTTCTATAACTCAGACATTATGTTTAGGTTTAGAGATTGTATCTGCTAACCAATGCGGCTTAACGCTTGAATGTGACACTATTTTAAGAACTAAGCGTCCTATTCCTCAACCAATAGAATTACACGTTAAAACAGCTGTTACAAATGTAAGACCTACAAATAGAATAGCAATACCATTTAATTTTACTACAAAAGAAAAAGCTATTTATAGTAAATATTCTCCATATAATAATGCTATATTTGCGTTTCTAGATAATGATAAACATATTTACTTGTTAAGTGAAATGAATACATTAGATTTATTAGAATGTATAACTATAACAGGAGTGTTTGAAGATCCATTAGATTTACTTAATTATACAAATTGTTGTGATTGTACGGATGCTCCATCTTGTTTTGATGAAGATACAACAGAATACCCATTACAACCTCATTACGTAGATTTAATTAAAGCTGAAATAGTTAGTGAACTAGCTATTAAAATGAATGTTAAAGAAGATAAAGAAAATGACTCAAACAGTGCTGGTCAAGAACAACAGAACGGAAGGTAAAATAAATACTGATTATGGTATAAATAATTATTATAAATATTTTACTAAAAATAATATAGATATAAGTATAACTGGAAAACAATATAAAGATATAATATCTGAATTTAATAAAGGATTAATAAATTTAATAATTGAAGACGGCTTAGAATATACTATTCCATATATAGGGTCTACTTTATGTATAAGAAAAGACAAAAGAGTTCCTAGAATAGTTAATGGAAAGCTTTATAATCCAGCTCCAGTAGACTGGGTAGCCACTAATAAACTATGGTTAGAAGACGAAGAGTCTAAATCTAAAAAACTTCTAGTAAGATACTTAAATAATCATACATCTAAATACGTGTTTAGAATATATTTTAAAAAATATAACTTAGTATTTATGAATAAAAAGTTATTTTCTTTTAAAGTTAACAGAACATTTAGTAGATTACTTGGAAAAAGAATAAACGATGAGGATAAAGAAAAATTTGATTCGTATTTATTATATAATAAAACAACAATAAACAATGAAAGTAATTAATTATAAGTCTTTAGGGACTGTTTTATGGAGAATACTTCGTAATCCATTAGCTTCTGAATTAAACTATGAAGAAGCAGCTGAATACGCTTTAGAGTTTATAAGATTGCTTGGAGCTCCAGTAATATATATTGATAAAATATCTCCTAATTTAGTACTTCAAAATCACAAAGCTGAATTGCCTTGTGATATTTTGACATTAAGCGGAGTTAGGTATATGGATGCTGATGAAGATGGAGTTCTAAATCACCCAGTAGCAATGAGAGAGTCTACAAATATTTATCATTTTGATCCAAATGAATTTGAAAATCAAGGAAACACAGATTTTGAATTAAGAGGTAATCACAGAAGAAATGAATATACATATTCTGTACAAAAAGGAGTCTTATTTTCTTCTATACGAGATGGAGAAGTTCAAGTTGCATATAGAGGCATAGCTACAGATGACGATGGGTATCCTTTAATACCAGATAATGAAAAAGTGTTACTTGGTATGGAATATTATATTTTAAGTCGTTATTTAGAGCCTATGTATTTAATGGGCAAGATAACAGATAAAGCTTTTGAATATATTCAACAAAAAAGATATTTCTATATGCCAAGTGCTTTTACAGCATTGCAAATGCCAAGCGTAGATGGAATGGAATCTGTTATGAATTCTATAAATAGATTGATACTATCAAATACAAGTCACGAAAGTTTCTTCAAGAAATCTGGCGAAAAAGAAAGATTGAGAAAATTCCGTTAATAACTTAAAAAGACATTTTGAAGATGGCAAATAAACAAATAACGCATTCTTACGACGGTATGATGCAGGATATATCTAAAAGTAAATATCCAAACCAATTTTACTTTGAAGGTAAAAACGTAAGGGTAATAGCTACTGATTCTCAATCAACTGGTTCTCTTACAAATGAAAAAGGTAATTCATTAATATTTAAAATACCAACTCCAGTAATAACAACTAGAATTACAGATGGTATTACTGAAAAAATAATTAGATATGTTGGAGGTGATGATATTGTATATAAAAATACTGAAATAAATTACGGATCTTCTACTAGTGGAGATCAAGTAATAATTGGTCATGCAAATAGCAGAACGTATTTATTATTATTTACTACAGATGATAATGGATTTGATTGTGTTTGGAAGATGAGATATGATAATTATGATATTACATTATTGTATTTAAGAGATATGAATTTTTCTAAAAACACACCAATACAAGCTATCAATAATTTTGAAAATAAAAATATAGATAAAATATATTGGGTTGATGGAAATAATCAACTTAAGTTTTTAAATATAGAGCATTCTATATTAAATAAAGATTTAGAAAACTTAATAGATGTTCCTGTAAACGTGGTAGATATGGTTGGTAAATACAAACTTACGCAACCAATTATAGATTCAGTTTCAGTTGGTGGAAGTCATACTGCTGGAATGATACAGTATGCTTATAATTTATACAGAGTAAACTCTTCTCAAACAAAGATATCTCCATTAAGTGAAATGATTCCTTTAGATAAGGGAGCTTTGGGTGGAGGAGCTTTAAACGAAGTTGTTGGAGCTACTACTAGTATAACAATATCTAATATTGATCCAGCATACACAAATATAAAAACTTATGCAATAAAATATACATCATATAATGAAGTTCCTTCTATATCAATAATAGATGATAGAGAAATACCTTCTACTAAAAGTATTAATATTTATGATGATGGAACCATAATCAGCACCGTATCTCTAGAAGAATTTTTATTTCTAGGCTCTGATATCATAATTCCAAAACATATAGTTTCAAAATTTAATAGATTATTTTTGTCAAATTATAAAGAAATAAATTTTACAGTTGATTTAGACTGTAGAGCATATTCTTTTAATAGTGCAAAATCATCTACAATATATGATAATTTAAGATTGTCTGGCGGAGTTCCTACGGGAGATCCATTTACATTAAGCGCTGTGTCTGGAGTTCCAGATTATTCAAATTTAACGCTTATAAAAAATGATTCTGTAAATTTAAATTATAATACATATAAATTTCAAGAAAATGGATATACATTTGGAGGGGATGGAAAATATTTAAGATATGAACTTACAAAAACAACAGATACCAATCCAGACAATAAATATTTTAAAGATGAAGAAATATATAGGATAGGTATTGAATTTTTTAATATTTATGGACAATTTTCTCTTCCAAACTGGATAGCTGATTTTAAATCTCTTTCAGGTAATTTAGAAGGTAATTTTAATACATTAAGCGTTACTTTAAAATCAGATTTTTTTATATGGTTAAGTACTTCTGGATTAAGTGATTACGATAAACCTGTTGGATATAAGATAGTTGTCGCTGAAAGAACTTTAAATGATAGAACTATAGTAGCTAATGGAATTCTTAATGGAATGATGATAGATGAAAAGTCTTCAAAAGGAGCTCAAATATATGACAATATAAAAACTCAGTCAGATTCTATTTTAAAAATGCCAAACATATTGCAAAGAAATTGCAATCAAACATCATTATATGGAAATGTTAAGCCATTAAGAAAGGCAAGTCATTTAGATGTAATGAATAACTACAATAGCGGGCCAGAAACTGAAGTTCACTTAGCGAATAAAGTAGTTGATAGGGCTGGAACACTATATCAATATAATTCAATGTTGCAAATGTATTCTCCTGAAGTTTTATTTGGAGGAACAATTCCACTATCAAGTGGATTAAAATTAAGAATTAAAGGAGCTTTAAAAAATTCAGTAAACAATTCATGGGTTAGAGAATTAGATTTAACTCAAGCTGCATATGTTGCTGTTCATGAAGGTAAAGCAATTGATGGACTATCTCCGCAATATTCAAGTTCAGTTGAATCAATTATAGGAAATGTTTTTCATCCTTTAAACAGAGGGTTAATAAGCCATCCAGCTGATTCAATACCTGAAAGAGTAACTCATTCAATGTTTTATAGAGGTTATGGAGAATTGTCTAACACAAGTAATGTAAATGGAAACACATTTACATTTGTTAATGATTTAGTAGATACAGGAACCGTAGTCGATGTAGATAACTTAATATTTTATAGTGATGGCCAAAAAGGAATAAATACAACTTTAGACCCTATTAATTATAATGAAAGCACAGTTTCTTATTTAATAACTCCTTCTGTAGGTTTTACAACTGTACCATATGATGTTAGTATATGTTATGATGTAGAAGGAAATAATCCAATTTCAGGAACAATATTAACTGGAGTTATTGGAACTAATACAGTATTTAAAACTGAAACTTCATTTTTAATAAATCCAAATAATGTTTATTTTTTAAAAATTACATCATCAGCTGAGGTAACTGGAACTATAACTGTAACGGCTTCTCAAGGCCCTTTAGCTTCTCCAACATATATAGAAAGAAAAACAACTTCAAATCCATTTACTATTGGAATTCCTGTAGTTCCAATAACAAGTTATTATACTCCTTCTCCAAATAATACTTTAGTCGACATATATGGTCTTCCAGAAATAACTGAAAAAGGTCAAGATAGTACTTTATATAATAATGACTATAAATTTAGGTATTCAAATTCATTAAAAAGTTTTTATTCAGATGGAGATAGTGCTACCTATAACAAAAATGGGCCATTCAATAGAAGAATAATTTCTATAAATAGTTACGGAAATAGATGTGTTACTTTAGTTACTGGAAACAATGATATATCAACAAATAGTTGGGATAGACCAAAATTAGAATCAATATTTACGTCTACTGGATTAACAGGTGATAATAATGCGTTAATAGGAGAATTAATTAAATCTGACAATGAAATATATTTAGGAAATATATATGGAGGTAATAGTTATGAAGATAAAACTAGAAGTAATTATATTGAAATAGGAGATTATAAAGAAATTAATCAATTATATCCAACTGTATTTATAAAATCTCCAGGAGATACATTTGTTCATCCATTTAAATTTGCTAGAATAGTAAAAACTGATGTTGAAATAAACTCTATAGGAGTGTATCAATTAGAAGAAATAGTTGAATTTGTAACAGAAACCTCTATTGATTTAAAAAATAGAAATGATATAAGCTTAAATGTTTGGGATACAAAATTTTCACCAACAGATGCTGAATTTCATAAATATAATAAGGTATATTCTCAATTACCAACTTTAATAAAAAGAAGAAATTTAAATTATACTACTAAAAGGCTAGTTAATTATGATACAAATATAGTTTCAACTAAATTAAAGTCTGGTGGAGAAATAATAGATAATTGGACTGATGTTCAATTAAATGAAGTAATGACCTTAGATGGAAAGCACGGTAGTATAAACTCTTTAATTAGCTTTAATGACGAAGTATATGCTTTACAAGATAGGGCGATTGCTTACATATCTATCAATCCTAGAGTACAAACTCAAGGAAGTGATGGTTTATCTATACAGTTAGGAACTGGAAATGTATTAGATAGATATAAATATGCAACTACAATTTCAGGAACCGTAAATAAGTGGAGTGTATTAAACACATCTAAAGGAATTTATTACTTTGATTTAATAAATAAAGCTTATATGTTATTTAAAGGCCAATTAGAAGGACTTTCTAATAATTATGGTATGCATGCTTATTTTATAAATAACATTAGCTCAGATGAGCTTAAAATAGATAATCCATTAATAGGTACTGGTATATCATCTGGATTTGATTATATAAATAATGATGTGTTTATGACTTTTAAACAAAGTCTTAAAGAATCTTTTACATTATCTTATAATGAAATTAAAGATAAATTTATATCTTTTTATGATTATAAACCAAGTATGTATATGAGTAGAGGAGATTATTTTATAACAACCTCTCCTGATGTTAAAAGTATATATAGACAATATGCTGGAAATTATAATACTTTTTATGGAGTATATTATCCATCTTCTATAACTTTTAATGTTAACCCAGAAGCTACTCAAGATTGTGTATTTGATAATATTAATTTTAAATCTGAAGTATATCTTAATAATGTAGATGTTGTAGATAAAACAATTAGTCATATTAAAGCTTATAATGATTATCAAGATTCAACATTAGTGCCATTAGTATTAGGTAGAAATAATAATCTTAGACGTAAATTTAGAGATTGGAACGCTTTAATACCAAGAGCTGGTAGAAATAGAATAAGAGCTCCATTTATAAAATTGAAGTTAGAATTTAACCAGCCTTCTAATAATTATAAATTTATACTCCATGACGTTGGAGTTTATTACACTGTATAATTTAAAATATTATAAAATATATAGTTTAAAACTTGCGTGGCAATAAAATAAATGTTATATTTGTAGAATTACAAATATCCAACAACTAATAAGGGATGAACGTAAAAAATTCATCCCTTTTTTTATATAAAAAAATATGGCAAAAACAAGAAGGCAAGAGTTAGACTCAAATCCAAATAGATTAAAAAATGAATCTAATGAATCATATACTCAAAGAGTTAAATATAATGCTTTTAGATTAAAACAACAAGAAAATAAAAATCCTGTTAAAAAATATTGGAATGAAATTGAAGATAATATTAATAATGAATCTAATTATTTTTTAAAGTCAGCTGAACAAATTGCAACATCTCCAATAAGATTTGCAAAATATTTAAACGACAAAATAGATATTCAAGATGTTAATAAATATAGAAATGAGCAAGCTAGGTCTGAAGTAAATCAAAAAGGACTTAGTTCAGCAATGGATACTGCTACTTTAGTAACTTTAGGAGGTTTAGATAAGGGTTTAAAAGCAAAAGCTATGATGAGACAACTTGCTGAAAAATATGGAAAATATCAAGGAGAACAATTTGCTCAAGACGTTGGATTTGGTATTTATAATATAGATGCCAAAGCTGATGGAGGATACATAAACAATGAATTAAACCCAAAATATAATAATTACTTAAATATGAGACAATATGCTCAAGGTGGAAACCTTACTCGCTTTGATGAGGGCGGTACTCACGAATCATCTCCTTTAGGCGGAATACCTCAAGGACAAGCTCCTGACGGAGGACAAAATAGAGTTGAACAAGGTGAATCTAAAAAAGGAAACTTTATCTATTCAAATAGAATAGCCTTAGATAAAGGATTAGTTAAACAATTTAACCTTCCTGGATATGTAGCTGGTAAATCAGTATCTGACGCGTCTAAAGCTATAGATGATAAATTTAAAGATAGAGCTGATAAATATGCTCAAGAAACTAAAAAAACATTATTAGATAGATTAGCTGGTGCTCAAGAATATCTTAAACAACAAGAGCAATCAACAGAAGAACAAGCTAATCAATCAATGCAAGCTAATTCTCAGCAAATTCCAGATCAGATGAATGGTCAAATTCCTGAAGGAATGGAAGAGTATGCTGAAGGAGCTGCAAATAACCCTCAAGAAGAACAAGCTGAGAATATTCAAACACCATCTCCTATAGCTGCTTTTGGTGGTTATCAACAACATAGATATTCTGGATTAGATAATCCTAATAGTGAAATGAACGTTGCTAATCCAGCTGCATCAGCTACTGGACTTGGAGGTGTTAGTGGTGCTGATATTGCTGGAGCTGCTGCTGGACTATATCAAGCTGGTCAATCAGCTTTTGGTAAAAGCGCAGTAGACACTAGTGGTAAAGCCGCTTCTGGACATTCTACATTAGGAGGAGGGGCTATGAAAGGGTTTCAATCAACTGCCGCTATAGGCTTAAACCCAGCGACATTAGCTGCTACTGGCGGTTTATCTGCATTACTACCTGTAGTAACAGGTGTGGCTGGTTTATTTGGAGCTAAAAAAGATCAAAGAGCTGAAGCTAAAAATACTAATAATTTCGCATTAAATACTAATCAACAGTATGATAATAATCATGCTTATGGCGGTGTATTAGGTGGAGATCCTCCTAAAAAAATAAGAAATGCTGACGGATCTTACAGTTATGTAACTACAAATACTAGACAAGTAACTCCTGGGACTACTGGAACTAGAATTCCTGGAACTCCTGGATCTCCTGCAGTGTTACCGACTACTGGAGTTAATTCTCCTGATATTGGAAGAAATAAAGCTTTTGCAACAGCTAGAGCTGCTGGACAACCTACTTTTATGTATAATGGAAAATCCTACACAACAGAGATGAGCGGAACTCCTGGCAGACCAGCTGTAAATCCAACACCTGATGTTGTTACGCCGTCAATTCCTCCTACATACGAAACAAATACAGCTATAGAGCCAATACCTTCACAAGTTTATAATGTAAATGCTACTAGAGGTACTATTGGCGGAATGGTTAGACCTGGTGTAGGAGGATCAATAACTCCACAATCTCAAATAACTCAAAATCAAGCAATGGCCGATAGAACTATAAATGCAAATACTGTATATAATAGAAATTTAGCTGCAAAATATGCTCCAGATGTTGAAAATTTAAGAGGATTAAATCCAGAACAATTAGCTAGAAAAAATGCTATGTCAGCGCAAAGACTTCAAGAGTTGCAAGGAACTGCATCTGCTAAAGAAATACCTACTCAATTAGGTCTTGAAAAAAAGACAGTTAAAGATTTAAAACAACAAAGTTCTTTTGCTTATGGTGGAAATATGAATCAATATGTAGTCGGAGGAATGATGCCTTTTCAAAAAGATTTGTTTGCAGTTAAACAAAATTTAACTCCAAAAGTCACTCAAGATTTAATGAGAATAAATGATAGAACTGTAAATAGTTCTGCATTATCAGCATATAATAACGAAGCTATAAATCCTGGATTGTATGCAACTTCAAAAGAAACAGATAAAGATAGATATAGTCTTAAAAATAGACTTGGAAGAGCTGGAGAGGTTATTGGAGAAAATACTGGAGATGCAATGAGATTAGCTCCAGTAGCTATGAATGCTTATCAATTAGCTAAATTACAAAAACCAAAAGGTTTTCAATATGATACCTTAAATAATAGATATGTTCCTCAATATGTAGACGAAGCTCAAATGCAACGTACTATTGACCAAGAAGGAAATAATCAAATGTCAGCATTAGGTCAAATTGGAGGTTCTGAAGGAGCTACTCGTAACGCTATATTAGCAATGGGTTTAAATAAGACTAAAGGATTAAGTGACGCTTATGCTAATGCGGCAGCTCAAAATAGAGCACAAAACGCATCAGCTCAACAATTTAATTTAGGAGTTGATTCTCAAAACGTAGCTATAAGAAATAAAGGTATAGATGAAAGAAGAGCTGATGAAGGTGCTTATGATGCTGCTAGATCTAAATATATTTCTGCAATAGGAACTGATATTGGAGATATAGGAAAAGAAAAGAACGCTTCTGATGCAGCTATAGCTATGTTTGGATACACAAGAAAAGGAAAATATGTTGTAGATAAAAATGGCAATAAAATAAGTCCAGAAGTGTTAGCTAGAAAACAGGCTGATTATGCAACATACATATCAGAACAAAATAAAAAAGCAACTACATAATGAATAAATATACAGACGTATCGGTATCAGCATATCACCCAATGACAACTCAAGAAATTTGGGCACCTGCCGCTGCTATGAGACAACAGCACAATGCTGCAGACGAAAAACTACAAACTCAAATAGCTGAATTAGATAAAGTTAATCCTTTAGATGTTCATTATGATAAAGCTCAAAAAATTAAATCTGACCTTTTAAAACAAATAGATGCACAATCTACAACATTAGCTAATGAAGGTTTTAATGGAAACACAACATCTGGTGTTTTTAGAACTAATAGAGAGCTTCGTGAGCAATTTTCTCCAACAGGTGAATTAGGACAAATTAACGCAGCTAAAACTGCTTATGATACAGAGAAAGCTACTTATTTAGATGACGCTACAAAAGTGTCTAAGATAGGAAGAGAACAAGCTTTAAAGAATTGGAATAACTATGCTAAGAATAAATATACTGGATATAGCGAAGATGGTAAAAAAATATCAAATATAGGTGCTTTAGGTTCTCCTGCTTATCAAGATTACGAAACTGATAGAAATCAATATCATGCTTTATTAGGTAAAGTAACTGGTTCTGCAAGAGCTAGCGGACACGGTATAGTTACCGATCCAACTACAGGATTAATGATGATGGTTAATAGAGGAGGGAACGTAGTTCATTCAGATAATATTGATGCTTTAAATAACGCAATGAAAGGAATGAAAGATAAATGGGTTAGTGAAGCTGGAGAAGGTCGCAAATGGGCAGATGCTGCTGGATGGGATCCAAGTCATACTAATTATAGAATTAATCAGGATTTCAATGCTATGAAAGAAATTTCTAATGTTGACAATAGAACTGAAAATTATGATGTATTGTCAGGTCAAACTCCTGGAAAAAATCCAACACAACCAATAGTACCTACAACTATATACGATCCAAGTACGCAAAAAACAGTTGGCGAATCCATTAAAAAAATAGATTTTAATTCTATTGGAACTAATAGAGATACTACTAAATTTTCAGAAAGAAAAACATTTCAAGGCTATAATGATGCCCCAAGATTTAAAAGTGTCCCTGCTGGAAAAAACACATATAAAGATATTATTAAAGACCCTATACAACAACAGATATATAAAAAATCTTACGAAAAACTTATAGCTAACGGTAAAATACCAAAAGGTCAAGATATAAATGATATTAATACAGCTAAAGTTGTTGGTTTTTATATGAACAAATACGCTAAAATACCGACTATAGCTAATGATGTAATTCTTCCAGATAGTGCTACTAATTCTCAACAATTCATGGGTCAATTTGATAAAAAACCTGGAGCTCAAAGAGATGCAGAAGCTCAAAGAGATTTAAATAATGGGTACAGAAGCATTATAGACCCTGTAACTAAACAAGAACTAACTCCTGATGAGTTTAGAGCAAAAGGATATAAAGTTAAATATATAGGTTATGATAGTCACTTGAGTTATAATGGATATAATTTTAAAGGCAGCAATGGAAAAAAACAAACTGTATTAACACATAAAGTAGAAATTATTGATGATAAAGGGAATTCATTAGGACAAGCTCCTATGACAAGAAGTAAACAAGAAATGGATACTCCTGAGTTTAAAAAATCATACCAAATAAGTCAAGTATACAGAAATGCGGTTGAAAAATTTGGCGATTGGGTTACCCCAAGAGCTGCTGATGATACAAAAATTAAATTCAAAGAAAACGGATCGTTTGATATTATTTATAATGGAAATTTATATGAAGATGCTACTGGCCCTGAATATGAATATATTATGGATAAAGCAATGACTGAAAAACAAATACAAGATGAGTCTAAAAAGAAAGAATAATCCTTACGAAAGTCAATTTAAAGAATCTGAAATTATAAATAGATTTTTATCTGAAAATAAATTTGTAAACAATGCTCCAAGTAATATGGAGACTGTTTATAATGCAGAATCTAAAACACCTTTATTAGGTACTAACACTGGTTTAGGAGATTCTAAATATGATAAAGATTTAAACTGGTATTCACACGTTGATGAAGAAGATTCTAAAAATTCAATAAATGAATACAGAGCTCAAAAACAATCTGCATGGGATCAGTTAGGTGCCGGACTTGGAAGAACAGCTGTAAAAGCCGCTACCGAAACAGCTAAGTTGCCTGGAATTATAGGAGGGCTAGGTATTGGTATTGCTGGACAAATAAACGACGCTAGTACAGGTGAAGATAATACAAATTTTATAGACACTGTTTTTAATAATGGATGGATAAAAGGCTTAGATTCTATTAATGAAGAAATAAAAAGCGAATATCTTCCAGTATATGTTAAAAAAGCTGTACAAGATGGCGATTTAGGAGATAAAATTATGTCTTCTGCATTTTGGGCTACTGATGGAGCTGATGGGGCAGGATTTGCATTAGGAATGATACTTCCTGGAGCTATGCTTGGTAAATTAGGTCTTGGAGCCAAAATGATAGGTGCGGCAAATAGGATAGATAAAGCTAGAGAATTATTTGCAGGAGCTAGTAGAGCCGAGCAATTCGTAGCGGCTTCTAATAAGATTGGTCAAACTGCAAGAAATATAGATAGCGCAATTTCTATTGGATATAATACAGCAGCTGAGGCTGGTGCTGAAGCTACTCAAGCTGGTACTGAGACTAGGGCTAATAAAGGAAAAATTATAAATGGATGGAAATCTTCTGGATATTTAGATACTCCTGAATATCAAATAGAAGCTAAGAAATATTTAGAAAGTTTAGATGTTAAAAGAAGAAATGGTACTATAACAGCAGAACAACAAAATCAATTAACTGCAGATCCATTAAAAGTTCAAGAAGCTGTACTTCATCAAAGATTTGAAAATGAAGTTACTTCAATGGAAGCTGGTATATTTGGAAGAAATGTAGCGATACTTTTAGGGCCAAATACATTAATGCATATGCAATTATTTGGAAGAGTTGGCAGAACTGCTGAAAAAATAGCTGAAAAAGGATCAGTTGAAGGTCTTAAAACTGTTGGCAAAGTCTCTAAAATACTTAATAGCTCAATAGGAAAAGGAGTTACTAAATTTGGAGAAAGAGTTGTTAAAAACACATTATCTGAAGGTTTTTTTGAAGAAGGATTACAAACGTCAACAGCTAATCAATTTAAAAAATATGTAGCTGAAAATAGAGCTGAAGAAGTTGGATTTGAAGATACAATTCCTGATACATTTACTGAATATGCTAAAATGCTTGGTACTACTGAAGGAAAAGTATCTATAATGCTTGGAGGTGTTCTAGGAACAGGAATGACAAGTATAACAGCTCACGGACAAGCTAAGCAAGAAGCTAAAATTAAAAATGAAATAACAAATAGATTATCTATTCCAATGAACAATCTTAATAATATATTCAATATTAATGATATATATAAAAAAGATGAAAATGGAGCTATAATTTATAAAAAAGATTCGCAAGGAAATCCAACTACTGAACCTGAAACTGATTTAATTAAATCTCAAGAAATACTAAGAAGTTTAATACTTACTGATGATAAATTAAGTAAATATAAAAATGCAGTAGATAATGGAGATAATAGTTATTTAGATGAACAACAAAGCAATGCTATATTTCAATTAGCTAAAACAGCTGCTTATAATGGAGAAAAAGGATTATCTTTACTTAAAGAACAATTAGATGCTAATAGTCAACTAACTGATATTCAAGAAAGAGATAAAAATAATGATGGCAGTAAAAAAACTTATAAACAAATAGTTGATGAAACTATGGAAACTGCTAAATTTTTACAAAAACAAAATGATAAGTTTCAAGATTTTAGTAGCACCATTATTAAACTAAATGATAAAAGATTAGATGATCCATCTAAAGCTAAAATATATAGAACCGCATTCTTAAACGAACTTAATAGTAGGTATTTAAATGTTCAAAATAAACTTAGATTTAATAAAGCTAAATTAGAAAAATTAAATAAAAAAAGAAATGATATTTTTGAAGAGCTTGGAATAGACCCTTTATATATGTCAGAATCTGAATCTCCTTTAATAAAAATGAAAAGCGGAATTGTTTCTAATGAAGATATAGACACAAGAGCTAAAAAAACAAAAGAAACTATTGATAATAACGAATTAGTAAAACAAGTAGAAGAAGAATATAATAAAGTTTCTAAAGATATAGAAAAAAATAATAAAGATATATCTGAAGTTTGGAAAGGAAATATTGTTGATAAATCGTTTAAAGATTTTGTTGGAGATTATTTAGAAGTTGAAGAAGAAACTAACGAAGCAAGTTTAGAAGATCATCAAAGCGTTATAGATACTATAAATTCTTTTGAAGATAAACCATCTTTAGTTGATTATCTTAAAGGTCTTGATAAAAAATTTAGAGATAATGATTTTATACAAGGAGTTTTTCAAGATAGATTTTCATATATAGGGGAACAAGACAAAGTAAGAGAAGATTTAAAAAGAGTTGAAGAATTAGAAGCTGACGAAGATAAATTTGAAGCTGATAAATATATAGAAACAGAAACTACGCCTGAAACAACTGAAACTGTTATTGATAAAGATATTAATAACGGATTAGAAACTTCTCAAACTTCTGATAATAAAGAAGTAGATGAAAATGATGAAAAATTTGATAAAGATCCGTCTAAAGAAAATAACTTAGATGACTCAACTAATCCTTTAAAAGTAGCTAAAAACCAAGGAGCCGCTAGAATTATTAGCACTAATCAACAAACAGGTGAGCCTTTGTACCCAAGTCTAAAAGCTTTTGTAGAATTTGAAAAAATTCCAAGAGATAAAACTAATGATAAAGTCACGTTTGAAGTTGGAGATATAAATCCTAAAGACCAAACTTTTACAGCTAATGCAATATTAGAAAGAGTTAAAAAAGGAGAAGCTATAACCGAAGACGAAATAAATTATTTAGCTAATTATTTGCCAATTAAAATTACAATAACCAATGGTAAAGATTCTGCAAGTTCTTTTATAGACTCAATGGCTTCTAAATCTAATAAAATAGTAGAAGTTGAAACACTACCTTTAAGAAAATCAATAGTAAAAGCTTTAATCGCTAATAAAGGAGATTTTAAATCTATAGAAGGTAAAGTTGCAAAGCAATTTACAGGCACTTTAAAACTAGGTGAGCAAAATTCAAATGTATTAGAATTAGATGTTTTTAAAAGAATGACTCCTGAAGAAAAGATTCAATATTTTAAAAAGAATACAGTTTATGTTAGTAACAAAGGTGAAATTAAATATTGCGCAAGTGGATTAACTGATGAAACTACATCTTTATCTTCTAGTAATAAAGGAGAGGTGTTCTTAAAAATACCTATGCTTAATGGCAAACCATTCTATTTAAAGCTAAATACAGCTCGTTTAAGCGAAGAAAAAGCTCAAGACGTATTGAGTCTTATAGCTTTAAAATCTAATCTTATAAAAGAGAAAAAAGAATTTACATTTGAAGATTTACAAGAATACATAGATAATGATTTACCATTTGTTAAAAATGAATTTGAATTTATAAAAAGAAACAACGACTCTATAGATGTAAACCTAGATAGACTTATTAACTTTATAATTTTCTCTCAAAACACAAATGCTAAGACTAAGTTGATGCTTAACAAAGACGGTTCTTTTACTGTTGGAGAGCTGATACAAAAGGTTAATAATGTTTTAGGAATTGAAGGGAGTAAAGGGTATACTTACACTACTGATAAGTTAAATAATTTATCTGATGGCGAAAGAGCTGCTTTAGTTAAATATTTTGAATATAAAAGACATAATGTTTTAATAACCAAAGACGATACTGCGACTTTTAATAACGATGACTATATTAATTACTTGTTAGGTATAAATAGTGATTACGCTATATTAACAACTAACGCAGTTGTTAATGAGCCTACATTTCAAGGTTATTCAAATATCTATTTAAATCAAGCAGTTGTTGATAAAAATGCTAAAAAAGCAGTTCCTTCTGAAGAAACTGAAGAAGTTGATTTAGATAATCCTGAAGATTTACTAGCTTCATTAACTGGAAATTATGGAGGTATTGAAACTGAAACAATTACAGTACAAAAACCGTCCGAAGGCGAGAAGGTAGAAAATGACGTTTTCAATACCGTTAAAAAATATAGAATTAGCGAAGCTCCTATTATTTCATTTTCAGATATAGATTTAGAAAAATCACAATTAGATGAAGATTCTTTTGGTACAGAAATTAATAAAGTGGTATTATTAGATAATAGAGGTAAAAATCAAAATGGACAAGTTGTAGGAACAGTTGAAATATGGGGAGGAAGTCAAGAAAATGGAGACCTTTGGAATGAAAAATACGAAGTTTTCTTCAAACCCAAAGAAACTCCTAAACCCCAAGAAGTATCTCCAGTAGAAAATACTAAAAGCAAAAATACTATAACAAAAATTCAAGAAATTGAATCTAATTTAAAAGGTAAAACTGCTAATTTAGAAAAAGGAGATATACCACAAGCGTTCGTTGATTATTATAATGAGGTTTTTGATGGGGGTGGAAATTTTTTCACAAAAGATGATTTTTTCGGAAAAATAAGAGATAGAGGATTAGCGACTACTTTTTTTGAATCGGGAGATAAATTAATTGAAAGAATATCTACTCTTGAAGAATATAAAAACAGAATAAAATCTATAGAAATACAAAAAAATAAACAATCATCTCCAGTAGAAGATGTAGTAATAGATGATAATTATAAAAAAGGTTTAAGGGCTAAAGAATTATTAAAACAATTATTAGTAGAAAACGATCCTTCTAAATCATTATTATTATTTAATGAAATAAAACCAATAATATTAAGCATTCCTTTTGTTGAAAGCTATATTCCAATTGAAGATTTAAAACAAGAATATGGATTAAAAAAATGGATAATAAGAGGTGAGTTTAGTAATTTAATAGATAGATATATAAAAGATTCTTCTCTAGTAGAGGATGTAGTTGCTCCTAGTATTGATAAACAAATAGCTGAATTAGAGGTTGAAAGACAAAAAGAGCTTAGAACTTCTAAAATAAAATTACCTGTATTAGATTTATCTGCATCTGAAAATCCAGAACAATATCCTAAAGAAGCTGCTGAAAATGATAGAAAAATAGAAGAATGGAAAAAATTACCTTCTATAATTAATGCTAGATATGATAATCAAATAAATGCTTTAAAGGGCATTACAACCGCAGAAGTTAAAACTATAAAATCTAACAATCTTCAAGAAGTATTTAAATCTGCAGACGCTAAAACTAAAGCTAAAATAGTAACTGTTATAGCTAAGCAATTAGGTTTAATGGACAAAGTTAATCCTAAAGATATGAACTCTAGTTTTAATGAATTATATAGTAATCTTAAAGATAATGAGTCTTTAGAAAAAGAAATTGAAAAAATATGTGGGATTTAATTAGGAATTATGAAATTAGTTTCGTATATTTGTATAAATTATAAAATATGGCGTGTACAAGAATAGCAATAACAGGTAAATCTGAATCATTATTATTTAATGATATTTATAGTAAAATAGCAGAATCAAACGAAGAATTGGCGGATAAAATGTTTAGTCATTTTAAAAGCGAAATATTTAAAAAAGATTTTGGAGATTTTGTAGAAGATTATAATAACAATGTTATTTCAGATAGAACAGATGAAAATGGTGAGCCTAAGTTATTTTATAACGAAACCGCTAAAAAACATTATTATTTAAATAAAGATAAAGAACAGGTGTATTTCCCTCTAGTTGATAGAGGGTTACGCGCTATATGGTCATACGATCAAATTAATAAAATTAAATCTAGATTAGCATTAGCTTATTTTACTAAGTCAAGTGCTAAATTAGATTTTAATAATATTGATTTTAGTGAAATGGAATCTCTTCCAAGAATTAGTCAATTTATAACTAAAGAAATTAAAGAAAAAATTGCTAGTTTAGAAGAAGAAGGGGAATATTTTGCAGCATTAAGTTTAGAAGAGGCTTTAAATCATATAGATGAATTGTCTGATAATGTAACAAATTTCTTTAAAGAAATGAACATTGAGTTAGTTGAAGATGATGCTAATGGTGTTGTATTAGAAAGTGAAGATGAAGGTAAGGATCCCGTGTTTAATCAAGATTCAGCTGAAAGAAGTACGAAGAAAAGTGTAAGTACTAATGTTAAATTAAGACTTAGTTTACTTAAAGATAATGAAAACTTAGATCCTATATGGAATGAACCTACTTTTTTAAGCAGAGATATGGTTTACTCTGCATTACAAGGAGTTTTAAGCGACGAAATTGCATTACCTGGTGAAGATATATTTAACCTTCATAAAGATGCTTTAAATCGCATATTAGCAAAGAAACCTTTTTTAACTGAATTACATGGATATTTAAACAATCCTGATATAACAGAGAATCAAAAAAGTGAATTTAGTCAAGCATTTAATTTAATTAAAAATAATCATATAGTAACACAGTTTACTATTAATAAAGATAAAACAGTTTCTCATAGTGTTATTCAAATATCCGATACTGGCTCAAAAACTACTCAGATAAAAGAGCAATGGGATGAAAATTTTCAGAAAAACTTTTTAGGAGTAACTAATAAATTAAAAGACGGCTCTAACGATAGATTATCTAAAGGATTAGTAGTTGTTAAAGAATTGTCTAAAAAAATAGAATCTTTTAAAAAGTCTTTAAAAGATGTTTCTAATGAAAATTTAAAAGAAAGCGAAATTAAGTTTGAAGGATTTGTAAATGATATTACAAAAATATTAAAAGTAATAGGAGTAGAGACTTCAGAAGACGGTCTTCAAATATATTTAGATAATTTTGGCAAAGACATTTCTTTACCTTCTATGACAAATAATTTGCAAACTCTTGTAGAACAAACGGAATATGTATTAAAAGGCATAAAAGATAAATATTCTTCTACATCAACTAATTATAGTACATTTATTGGACTATCTCAAACATTAAGTAAATTAGCGTCTGCTGAAGCTTTTATGATGTCTGAAGGATCTGATGCAACTATCTTTACAGGTGGTAATCAGAAATGGATTTACTCATACCCATCTTATTTATCAAGCACTATTAAACAGTGGAAAAAGAAACCTGAAATGTTAATTAGATTATATAAATCTGGTCAATATCAATTAGGCTCTTATTACATGGGCGTATTATCAGGAACTATTAATAGTAATGGAGATAAACTTCAATATAACAATAAAGAAGAGCAAATAGAAGTTTCTAGAAAACTTTTAGATAAAATTGATTTAGGAGTAATGAATCAAATGAGTACTGAATCTGATTATAAAAAAACTACAGATTTAGCTTATAAAGATTATTTAACAGATTATATAAATAAGGTAATTTCAGGAGATTTTACAAGAACAACAACACAGGCTGATAAAACAACAGAACTGCAGATTAAATTTAATTTACCAGTTTCTTCTTATAATGGTATAAAAAATGGAAGTTTAACTTTAACTAAAAAAACTAAAAAAATATTTTTTGAATATTTTGCTTCTGAATATCATAGAATGCTTGAAGCTAATAAAGAAGTTGAAGATGCGATGTTAGATGGAAGTTTGAAGTTAACTCCTCATTATCATTATCAATATCAAATAAAAGATAAGGAAGGTAATTTAATTATAAATCCAAATATTTATGATAAATCAGGTAATGCTTTTAAATCTCAATATTTTGAAAAATTATCAAAAAATTCTAAAGATCAAACTGATTTAGAAAAATCTATAACAGACCTATTATATACTGATGGAAATTTAAATTTTCAAAAAATAGAAAGAGGTTCTAATGTAGATTTAGATAATTTATTTGATCAATATTTGGAAGAAAATTTAGATAATAGATTTGGTCAAACAATAGCTTATTTACAAAGTTCTGATATTTTAGTTAGAAATGAAGAAGGTAATTTAGTTCCCAATAAAATAGATTCTAAAATATTATATAATCAGTATAAAAACATAAGTGAATTACAAAAAGCTTATGCTGTTGCATCTGACTTCATGGTTAATGGGCTTATTCAAAATATAGAGTACTCAAAAATGTTTACTGGCGATGTTGCTTTTTATAAGAATATGATTGATTATAAAAAACGTGTACCGGCAACATATACTGATGGATTGCAATTAAGGGTTAATGAATGGAATGAAACATTTAAAATAGCCACTATCCAAAGCGTAATGAGAAGTTCTCCTTTTTACGATAAATTAGTAGAAGATTTAGGTGAAGTTGGCGCAAAACCTTATGAAAAAATTAATAGTGCTGATGCGCAGGCTTGGATAACTCCTAAAAGATGGAAGTTTTTAATTAAATCTTTAGGTAAATGGACTACTGGTAAAGATAGTCATGAATCAGTTTATCGTAAAATGATGGATGATTCTGAAGAAGGTGTTATATATAGTCAAAAAGAATTAAAACTTGCAGCACAGCCTTTAAAAGGCGTTTATTTTTATAGAGATAAACAAGGTAAGCCAGTTTATTTAAAGTATTCACAAGCAGTAATGTCTCATGCTTTAGTTAAAGGTTCTGATTTAGAAAGATTGTTAAATAAAATGACATCTGAACAAATTGACGAAGTTATTACATTTGACGGAGTTAAAGTAGGGTCTATTGAACCAACTAAAATTCACGATGAAGACGGTAACATAAAAGAAGATTTTCAGTTAAATACACAAACTTTGTATAATAGAGGTTGGAAGCTTCAACAAGACTTGCCAACTAAAACATTTAAAGATACAGCCGTAGGCTCTCAAATTCAAAAAAATATATTTGCAGGATTATTACATAATCAAGAACTTAGTAATTTTGAATTAGATGGACAGTTATATACTGGTAGAAATATAATAGATAAGATTGTAGAAACAGTTACTGGTTTAACAAATAATGGACTTAAATCATTAAAAGAAGAGTTTAAAATAAGTGATGATTTTAAAATTGGAGACATTTCTGGATTTTACAATACATTAATAGATGAATTGAAAAAAAGAGGTGGTTCTGATAATGTTATAAAGGCCTTGAAAGCTCAAACTACAATCATAGGCATACCACAATCTTCTAGTAAATTATTTAATATATTTGCCGCTGTAATGAATAGTAGATTGGTTAAAATAAAAACTAATGGAGGTTCATTTATCCAAATGTCTAATTTTGGAATGAATAAAACTGAGGCTGAAGGAAAAGGAGTTAGATGGTCTCCGTTAGCGGATGAAACTACTAATGAACCATATATTTACATTCATCCAGAAACATTAAGGCCTACAGTTAAACCTGGAGGAGTATTAATCTCTGGAGCGTTTTTATCTAAATATATTCCTGGTTGGAATAAAGAAGATAAAGATGGTCATAAATTTACAAACGAGGAATTATTTGTAAGTTATAATGGTGGTGAGCCAATCATTAGTAAAAAAATACAAGAAAATATTATTGGATATCGTATTCCTAACCAAGGATTAGCTTCTAATGACGCTTTAAGAATTGTTGGAATTTTGCCAGAATCTTCTGGAGATACAATAGTAGCTTATACTGGTATAACTACTAAAACTGGTTCTGATTTTGATGTTGATAAAATGTATATAATGTTTCCTGCTGTAATAAGAAAGGAAAATAGTAAACTTTTAGAATATGTTGATTATGATGAAAATAATATAACTAAAAAAGGTCTTCAAAATAGATTAATTGAATTATACAAATCAGTTCTTACTAATACAGATGTCCATAAAGAAGTAATGAAGCCTATTGATATAGATTTCATGGAAAAAGAACTTAATGCTTTGTATCCTGAAAAATCAACAATATTTATGAATGCTTTTGACCCAGAAGTAGATACTAAACTTAGATATTCATTTTTAGGTGGTAAAGCTGGTGTAGGACAAGAAGCTAATGCCTTAGTTGATATAAGCAGAGAAGGTGATTTATCTCTTTATAACGTTAAAGATATATTATGGGGATGGAAAAATGAATCTGGAGATGCTGAATTTGATAGAGAGTATTCTAAAGAATTATCTGAAGAAGATTTGGATTATTATGTAAATGACATGGTTAAAAAAGGAACTTCTCAAGAACAAAAAGACGCTCTTAAAAAAACATTAAAAGAAGTTAAAATTGGAGATTCTTTAACAGCTATACTTAATGCTTTTGTAGATATAGCAAAAGATCCATATATCTCTAAAGGTAATTGGACGCTGTCTACTACAAATGTAGGTAATATGCTTCTAAGATTAGGTGCGCATCCATTATATGTTATAAATTTCTTAGCAAATCCAATAATTAAACAACATGTAGATTTTCAAAAATCTAAAGAAAGTTTAACAGAAGGGACTGATACTGGAGATAGTATTGAGAAATTTAAAAAACAAATTGTAATAGATGCTTTAAGCCAAGTTAAAGATTATAATTTAGATCTAGGTCAATTATATAAAGATTACTTTAATAAACTTAATGTAGATTATAAAAAAACTAGATTACAACAACTATATGATCATAATGAAATATCTATAGACGAATTTACTACTAAAACATCAGAAATAAATACTTTATTTGAGAAAACTTTTCAATCATTAGTTAAAAAACTAAAGGTATCTGATGATGTTTTGAATAGTATTGTAGATAATATGAAAAAACAGCACGAGATAGCTTTTGCTCCTAATAAATTAAATATATTTGATAATAAAAATTTACAATGGAATGAATATTTATTAAATTTAGAATATTTTAGAAATCAAATTAAAACTAAAACTCCAGATATTAATTTTCAAATAAATTTACTTAATACTTTTAAAGAAATGCAAGAGTATAGTAAGAATGTGAGAGAAAATGTAATGGTATCTAAATTAGATACTGACGGAATGGGTAAAAGTCATAATGATTTATTCTCTATATTTAATTTAAAAGAACAAATTTTAGGTAAGGTTGAAAATGGTGTTAAAGGCTCCATTAAAGGCTTTGAAACTAAATTTCAAGGCACAACATTAGAAGCTTATTTAAATAGCTTGGAATGGGTTAAAAATGTAGTACAGAATAATCCTTTGTTATTTCCAACAGGAACCGATCAAGTTCAAGATATTTTTAATGAAGTTTCTAAAGATTTATATGGAAATAAATTAACTAATGAAGAGTTAATAACTAAGTTGTCTAAAGAATATAATACTTATGCATTAAGTAAATTCTTTGATTTATCAAGCGAAGAAACTACTGATTTGTTAAAAGACCTTCCGTTAAGATTAAAGAAATTTACAGAAGCTAATAAAGATAAATATTTTATATTAGATGAATTAAATGTTAAAGTAAGTAATTCAAAAGCTTATGATTCTAGTATATTTTTAAATAATAGAAAAAAATCATCTTCTTACGAAACTTTATTTACGAATTCTTGGAAAGATTTAATTATTGATAATCCAAAATTAGCTGAAGACTTAATTAAATACTCATTTGCCACTTCTGGTTTTCAAATGAATACTAGTCAATTTTTTACATATATACCTTCTGAATATTTTATACAAAAAGATATTAATAATTTAGTTAATAAATTTATACAAGGTAATCAACAAGATTTTTTAGATAAGTTTTATTTAAATAATTTAACTGATAAAAAATTAGTAAAAAATGTTTTTGAAAACAATTTATTTAATCCTTTTACAGCTTACAAAGATAAAAATGGTATTGAAAAATATAATTTAAATAATGGATTTATAGTTTTAGAGCCTGGAAAAACTGGTTATTATGTAGAAATACCTACTTCACAATCTCAAGAACAATTTGAAAATAATGTAACTCCAAAACCTAAATATTATAAATTAATAGGTTATGATATAGAAGAAAGAGGTATTTATAAAAGAATTGACGAGGTTTCTTACAAACTTAATAAAAAGAATTTAAACAACTATACTGACGCTAATGAATTAGTTACAGACGAATCTCTTAGGTTACAAAGTTTAGTAGTTAGCGATAGGCAAAAGACTACTATTATTCAATCTAATGAAACATTATTACCAAAAATAATGGAATCTGTTGCTTTAGAAAAAAGTGATTCTACCAGAAAGTACGATTTAAGTGATTTAGCTAAAGATAATAAAGGAAGAAAAGTTACTATTAAGTATGATAAATATAAAACTTCTTTTTCAGCCACGGTTACTGGTAATGCAATACCTATTGTATGGAGAGAAGTTGATGGTAAAAAAGAAGATATTAAATATCAAGTTGAATTTGAAACTAATACAGGAAATTTAGTAACTGCAAATATTTATTATGAAGTAGAGGGTTTAATAAACGTTGATAAGTTAGAAAGTGAAATTAATGATGTAACTAAAAATTTATCTAAAGAAAATTTAGTTGATAATAAAAAAATTAGATCTAATGAATTAATTCCATTAACTGAATCACAAAGATTTACAAGAGAATCAGCAGAAAAAGATAGTGATTATTTATATTTATTTACAGATAATGCAGGAAGAACATCTGGTTCTGGGACTATTGATCCTGGTAGTTGGTATGCTAAAAAGTATGGAACAGATAAAAAATACGCAAGTAAAACTCAAGCCGTCGCAAGAGGACTTGAAAATGTTTATCCAATTACTACAATGGTAGACGATAAAAGAACTCAGTGGAATGATAATAATTTTGAAAAATATAAAGAGATTATCGACGATGAAATAAACACCATTAAAGAAGCTGTTTCTAATTACAAGGGAATTAAATTTGGAGCAGAAATGCCGTTTGGAAAAGGAGCTATTTCTAATATGAAAGACAGTGCTCCTAAAATTTGGAACTATCTTAATGAAAAACTTTCTGAAATAGGTATAGACAATACTGGAGAAACTCCTAAAATTCAAAATAAACTATCTGAAACTACTGAAGATTTTTCTTATAACGAAAATCAAATAGAAATTAGGTTTGATAATGAAAATGCAGAAACAATAATTGATGAAGATTTTGATTTAGGCTCAATAGATTATGGAAATCCTGATATGGATTGTATTTAATAAAATAAAATAAAAAATATGAAATTTATAACACAAGAAGTAATTGATTTACTTAATTACAGAATTCAACAAGAACAATACAGTTCTAAAGTTTACGAACAAATGGCTGCTTGGCTTCAAAATGCTTCATTTCTTAATTGTGCTAAAGTTTGGTCTAAATTTTCTTCTGAAGAATTAGAACATTCCGAAATAGCTAAAGATTACCTTTTGTCATTTAATATAATGCCAGAACTAATGGTGATTGAAGAGCCGGTAAATAACTTTAAAGATTTAAAAGATATTATACAGAAAACATTTGACCATGAAGTTTTAATTACTACTCAATGCTTAGATATTACTAATAAAGCATTAGAATGGAAAGACTGGACATTATTCGCTCTTGGTCAAAAATACAATGAAATTCAAAGAGTAGAAATGGATGAGGTTTACAACTTAGTAGATATATCTAATTTAAGCAATGATAATTTAATTCTTGATAAATATATCGGAGATAATTTTTAATTTAAACAAGGGGCTTAAAAACCCCTTTAAATATATAATATATGAGTTGTACTTTTCAATATGTTGAAAAAGCTTTAAGAGAAAAAAATCCTGAAGAAGCTGATAGGTTAAATGAAAAAGGAATAGAAACTTGGAAGGCAATTAAAAACTCTAAGCTATTTACCTTAAATAAAAATAAACAATATAATTTTAGTAAAGAAGGAACTAAGCAAAAAATAAGACAAGATGAATTTATTGATAGTATAAATGAAAATGAATTTATATCTAATAATAATAATGAAATAAATGTTAATTTATTAAAATTGTCTGAAAATAAAAATAGAGATTTTGCATCTAAAAAAAATTTTTCTGAATTTGTAGATGACACATTAGAAATGAAAGATATGCTTTTAAAAGGCGTTAATTTTATAGAAGAAAAAGTTAATAGTTTTAAAAAAGACTATACGCATGAGCATGAAAGAATTATATTTGGAGGTAAAGAAGAAAATTTAACTATAGATGAGATACTTGAAAATATACTTAAAAATTTTAATGATTTAAGTCCTATTGGAAAAGAATTGATTCAAAAATCAAGAAGGTTATTTGGAAAGACTGGAGCTAGATTTAAATTTGTATCTGATGAAGATATGAAAAACCTAGATACTTTAATGCAAATAAAAAATAAGACAAATACGATTGAAATAAGTAAGAATAGGATTAAAAATCATAGCCCGAGAGAGATAATCAAATCTATTTTACATGAAATATCTCATGCTCAATCAATACAAGCTATAAAAAACCCAGTTACTTTTGAAGAAAGAGAATTTAGTTCTTTAATAAAAAGTCAGTTTAATAAATACTTTAATAAGCAGGTAGATAAAAGCGTTAGAAAGACTGGGGGTTATTCAAAAGAAAACCAATCTTATGGTTTTGAAAATGAATTAGAATTTATTGCTGAAATATATTCAAATCCTGATTTTAGACAAGAATTAAAAGATTTAGATTCTGAACATGAAACTAGTTTTTGGATTAATTTTATCAATAGTTTTAGAAGGTTAATTGGAATGGCTAAATCAAAAGAAGCTAATAATTTAATAGAATCTATAATTGATTTTGTAGAAGCTGATAGAAGAAATTATGTAGGTGTTGATGTTTCTGATAATTTAATATCTGAGCAAAAAATTGACAATAAAAATATAGAATTAGATACTATAGCTAAACAATTACAACACACTATAGATCAAACAATAGATAGAATAACTCAACTTATAACAAGAACCAAGTCGTCTATAAATACAAAAAATAAAGAAGAAAAAGATAAATTTATAAAAGGATTTGAAGATTTATTGAATGAAATTAAAAATCTAGAAAAAAACAATCAATGGAAGGCTATTACTTTATACACTAAATCATTCAGTGGCGCTGTTAATAATTTAAATAACAATTTAAGAAAATCATTTAGAACCGCATCTGTAGTTCATAATAATATTACATATTCTTTTTCAGAAAATGAAATGTTTAAACCAACTGGTGATTCTCAAAAATATGTTATAGCAGAAGATCTTTATGAAAAATATAAAGATTTCGATAGTGTTAAGCAATTAGTAGAAAAAAACCTTTTAGATATTAATGATGATCTATATGATATATTAGATAATAAATCTAATAAAGATATAGGAACTCAAGAAATGCTAGAAACTGTGAATGCATATGATGAATATCTTTCAGCATACGACCTTTTAGATGAAATAAATTCCTTAATAAAAAGAAGTCAAAATGATTCTACTTTAGATAGAAAAGGAAAAATTCAAATAGAAGAAATAAAAAACGTTTTAAATGGTTTAGAAAAAAATCATAAAACTCTTGTTGCTGGATTTTTAAATGTTAAAAAAGCATATGCGATAAATTTATTTGCAAAACCAGAAAATAACACTAAAATAGTTAATATTTGGAAAAATAAAATATATGCAGAATATGCAAAATTAGGAATTAAATCAGAAACTAAAGAAGCATATTTTGGAAGAATGATTTCTACAAAATACAAAGAAGCTTATAACAATGCATTATTAGAAGACGCAAGTAAAGTTATATATGATCCTTATTTTGATATATCTTCAATGGTATCTAAAGCTTCTGACTTATTAAATATAAATTCTCCTTTAATTAATCTAATGTCTAATATAGTAGGTAAGATTAGAGATTCTATAATAACAGCATATCATGATAAACAATTTGAAATGTCTAAAATTTTTGATAAATATTCTAAAAAATACGGTCAAAATAGTCAATCTAAAATGTTTGGTAATATAGTTCAATTAAGTAAAAATGGAACTTATTATTTAAAAAGTGAATATACTACTGATTTTTTAGATTCTGTAGAAAATGAATTATATCCTATATTAAATGAAATTAAAGAAGCTATTGCTAGTCATGAAGGTTTTTTTGGAAACCAAAAAGAACTTAGAAAACAACTTAGAGAAGATGATGAATATCAAGTTTTAAGAAAAAAGAGGGCTGCTTGGTTTAAAGAACATACTATAATTATAAATAATTCCACACAACCAAAAATTAAATATAGAAACAAAGAATTATCTAAAGAAGAATTAGAACTGTTAAATTATTTTAAATCAGAAACTGAAAAAAATAATAAAGAATCTTATGACGGTAAGATGAGTTTAATAAGAAAGACTTATGGAGCAGTTTATTATAAATTACCTTCTGTAACAAAAAGCGACTTAGAAAGAACACTTGAAGGAGATGTTAAAGGTCAATTCAAAGACAAATGGACAGATTTAACTAACACTAAAGCTGATGATATTAATTATGGTAAAGCTATAGGTGAAAACAATAAAGAAAAAAATGTAATAAAAATAGGGTACAGATCTAGAGTTGAAGCAAAAGAGCAATCATTAGATTTATTTACTGTTTATAGAAAAGAAGCTTTAAATGCAATAAATTACAGAGAAAAGAAATCTAAAGAAAATCAGCTTAAATTATTTGTAGATATAGCTAAAGATAAAGATTATAAACAAAGATCTAAATCTACTGGAAAATGGCTTCAAAATAAATATGCTGAAAATTCGCTTGGAGAAACATTTAGTGGAGAACATAGTAATGAACTTAAAAAAATAGAAGATTTACTAGAAACTCATTTATATGATATATTATCATATAGCGGTGAAAAAATATTTGGAACTAATATTGAAGCTGCTAAAGCCGCTTCAATGGTTAATGGTTTTGCCGCAAGTATAGCAATGACTGCGAATTTAGGTTCAGGAGTTGTGAATGTTGCTAACGGAGTTACTCAAATGTTTATGGAAGCTGTTGGTGGAGAATATTTTAATAGAGAAAATTTAAGAAAAGCTGAATACAATTATGGTAAAAACTTAATGAGTATTTTAGAAGACTTAAACCAACCTGTTAAAAAATCATTTCATAATCAAATGCTGGATATGTTTGATATTTTTGGAGGATTCGATACAGCTACCCAAGAATTTATTAGAAATAGTTATGCTAAGAAAATAATTTCAACTCATTCAATGAATGGTTTAAATGAAATGGGTGAGCATATGATGAACTCAATACTTACAGAAGCTATTCTTAGAGATATAAAAGTAATGAATAAATCTAGACAATTTATTGATAAAGATGGTAATGTTGTTGATGAAAAAAAATCAGCTTCATTATTTGACATGCTTTCTTTAAATACAGATGGTAAATTAGTAATGAGTGATAAAGTTGTTTATACTAAAAAGAATTTAGACACTGAATATCATAAAGGAGGAAAAACTCATATAAATTATTTAATCAAGAAAAAGGGACACGATATTTTTGGTGTTTACGACCCTTTAATGAAAGCTTCAATAGCTAAAACTTGGTGGGGAAAAACAATAATGATGTTTAAAAACTTCTTTTTATCTGGTCTTGAATATAGATATAAAGGCGTAAGTTCTTCTTTAAAATCTAAAGACGAATTGACTGACGATGATATTTCTTTTAATAATGCTCAACAAGAATTTACTGAAGGTATTTATACTTCATTTACTAGATTTTTTGTAAATGGAGTCATTCCTGCTTTAAAAAATCTTAGTATATCGTACATGAAAGACAATTATAATTCCTTGTCTGACTATGAAAAATCTAATTTAAATAAAACAACATTAGAAATTGGTTTAACCATGGTTATATTACCATTAGTTGGCTATATATTAGCATTAGCTAAAACTGGAGATGATGATGATAAATTATTCTTTGCATTATATGTATTTAGGAGATTAGAATCGGAACTTTCACAATTTAGAGATCCTAGAGAGCTTAATAGAATGATCCAAAATCCAGTAGCTGCAAATAGATTTATACAAAATGCATTAACATCTGTTAGCGATATTATCTCTCCATTAAACTTTGCTCCAAAAAATAATGAAGTATTTTTTGATTATTTAAGTGAAGATGCAAAACATAAAAATATAATCGTTAAACATCTTAAAAAAACATTTCCATTAACAGCACAAATGGATAAAGAATATCAAAAACTCTACAATCTTATAGATAAATAAAAAGTCAAAAAAAATGCCTCTATACAATTAAGTATAGAGGCATTTTGCGTTTTATTATTTTTTAAATAAATGCGTTATCTTTATAACCATTTCATCATCATTTTCACTTTCTATAAATCCAGCTTCGATTGGCATTTTTTTCATTTCTTTTGAAAATTCTTCACAATCTTCTTCGTTTTCAAAAGTCCAAATTACTTTTTTCATATTATATTTTTTTAAACACTTTTTTTTTATCTTCTACATAATCTTTTACTTTTACAGCTCCTTGATTACTTGTGTAATCAAAGTCTAATCCAAAACCAGTAAATTTTTTCTTTTTATAAAAACATCCATATGAATCTTTTTGAGATTCTATGTATTTTCTTAGCTTTACAGGATCATCATTTTCTATTAACTCTGAATGATGAGGTTCTGGGACTGCAAATATATGATCGCCTTGTACTAAGTAATATTGAATCACTTTTTTCATATTATAGTTTTTAAAAATCCTTGTATTCCAAAATTATGTACAGTACTCCATTTAGTATACACAACATCATAATCTTTATAATCAAATTTGTCGTATTTTACTTTTCCAATATTTTGATAAAATTTAGCACAACTTGCTGAAAAATAAGTGTCGTCTTGTATGAAAGTTTTGTGATTTTTTAAATTATCTTCTGTAACAACAAAATCATTTTTTATATTAAAAAAACATCTTATCAGTAACGTATATACGCTAATTAATGGAGTTTTTTTACTCCAATAAATTGGAATTCTAAAAATTAAAGTATCTTCATCTAATTCAATTGTAGTTTTAGATTTGAGGCCTAAATCTAATTCAATTTTATTTATAAAAGATTCTAAATTTTTATAATTATTAATTAATATTAATTCAGCTTCTTCTTTTTTATCCCACAATCCATTATCTTTATTTTTATGAAGAGTATTTACGCCTAAGAAAAAGAAACGTTTTTTTTTAAAACAATTAAGTAATTTATGTGTATATCCGTAAGCTTCTCCGATTTCTTTTCCGCAATCTTCTACAAATATAAAATCATTTAAGTAATCTCTACAAGCCGTAAAAGGCAAATAAGTTTCAAATACTTTTCCAATTTTATTTAATATAGAAAATCCTATTCCAAAATCTCTGCCTTCTCCAAGCTCGTTTCTTTTTTGTAATTCTGTTATTTTTTTCATTTATTTAAATTTCCTCTATTAAACAAAACTTCGTTATCCATTTGTTTATAAAAATTAACAACTATATTATTTACTTTTTCTTGACATTTATCACAATATAATTTTTCTACTTTTTTTCCAGTAGCCATTATTGTTCTGCATTCATTACATAATGTAGCTCCGTTTCCGTTATTGAATTTGTAAATTACTTCCATATTTTATAATCTTGAAATATTTTACTTGTATTATTTCTCAACCATTTCTTATAAATAAGTTTGCCTTTAAAATATAAGTAAAATTCTGTTTTTGTTAATATTTTAGTAAACATAATTATTTAATATTTTCTAATGAATAAGCATTTAAAATTGAATTCTTATCAACTTCCATCCATTCATCACACATATCGAGCTCAATCATATTATCTTTTTGCTTCATTGTAAAATTTTCGCTAGCTTCTTTTAAAGCTTTTTCTACGTGTAATTTTGCAAATTCAATCATAAAACCCTCCATACTACATGGAGAGTTATTTTTTATAAATTCTTTAGCTGTTATCATATTTCAAATATATTACCATTACTACTTAATTTTCCAAATTTTCTATCTGTTACAACTGATCCATTACTAAAAATAGTATCGTAATCAGATAATTTTACCGTTCCTGCATTTATAATATCATCTGTATTATGAATATGTCCAAATAAACATAGTTGCGGTTTAACTCTATTTAACATATGATTTCTAAGACTTTTACAGCCACAAAATTCAAGTTTGTTATTTAAGTCATAAGATAAATCTAATATTCCTTTAGGAGGTCCGTGAGACACTACTACATCTATCCAATCAGGAATAGATGAATATAGTTTATCCATTTTACTTCTATCTTTCATAAACCACCAGTTTCCAAAACTTGGAGTAACTGGGCTTCCCCATATTGATATTCCATCAATTAAAGTCCAATCATCTTCTAAGTATATAATATTTAAATCTTTACAAATCTTGTTAACTTCTTTTTTATTATGATATACAAAAGAGCTATGATTTCCAGCTACAAATACTTTATGTTTAATTGGTAAACAAGCAAACCAGTTTATAAAATCTCTAAATTCTGGTTCATTTCTATATTGGTCTTTAGAATTAGATTCGTCACCACTATGGATGACGATATCTATTTCTTCAGGTATTGTTAATAGGTTGTGATATGAATGCGTGTCACTAATGTGCCAAATCTTTTTTTTCATTAATTTTATCTATTAAACTTACTTTTTCTAATATTAAATATATAAGTAAGTCATTATATTTTTCTTCAACTTGAGCTTTAGGAGGTAATTTTCCATCTATTCTTAAATCAGTTTTAATGTCTTGTATAGATACATAATGTTTCATTGCAAAACCCCATAAAGCATCTTCTCTAGTTGTATTTAAAACTTTAGCAGCCTCTTCAAAATTATGAAAAGGATTGCTAAATCTACGATATTCTTTACCTTTTATTACGAGTATATTTCTAATACTTTCAAGGGTTTTTTCTACTACCCAGTCAAAATTCTTTTCTGTCATTTAATTACATTTTAAGACCCATAATTCAATATTATTATTACTATTTGGGTTAGTTCCACTTAATTCAGCTTCAGACGCTTTGTCTAATGAGTTTTGTATTAGCTGGTTATGTGCTTGATTGTTATTAATATTTGTTGATAATAATAAAAACAAGAATTTTCCAGTAGCATATTCAATTAAATCTTGAATTAATGAATCAGCGATTTCTTGATATATTTCATCAAAATCAATGTCTTCATTAACTGTAAATATATTAATTTTAGATGATAAATAACTAGTAAATTGATGTTGAAATCTAGTCATAAAAGTCATTAATGCATTTAATTCAGATAATGTGTATATTCCGCAACTTATATGAGATTCATTAAAGTTCATAATTCTACCACTATTTAATACGAAATCATCTTGACCTTCAATTTTTACATTAATTTTAAAGTTAAGCATATTATTATCTAAAGTAACAGAAGTTTCTATGTCTAAACCATCAATAACAGGAATAACAACTTCTTTTACTGCATTTTGAAATAAATTTTTAGCATAATTCGCTTGAATTCCCTTATCATTTAAGATAGCGTATCTAGTTTCAGTTTCATTAATAACTTCGTATTCTTTTCCAGTTGTAATAGATTTATTATTACCTTTGTTTTTACATTCTAATATCATTTTTTTCTTTTTTAATTATTTAATTTGTTATATTCAGTAATACATTCTTCAACATTTCCTTTAAAAATATTGTAATCTACTGCATTTTCCATCATTTTTTTTAACCATACAGTCTCTTGAGTTTCTAAGGTATGAAGTATAAAAATGTTTCCATCTTTATCTCCATCTTGCCTAAGTCTTCCTATTTTTTGTATAAATCCAGTTTCAGAACTATAATAAGACATTATAATACATGCGCCTGCTTTATCTAAATTAGCTCCTTGAACAAGCTTTTTAAAAGAGCCTATAGTTTTAATCATATCTTTATCAAACATACTCCTAAGACTATTATTTCTTTCATCGCTATTTTTAGAAGAAACTACATTTGGAGTTACTAGCTCTAATTGTTTAATAGAATTTCCAAATATAACTGTTTTTTCTTTAATGTCTTTTAGAAGCCTTCTAACTATAGCTACTTTTAATGGTAGTTCATATATTAATCTAGCTCTTCTAGACGCAGTTCTTACCAACTCTATCTCTCTTTTTTCATTCCAATCGTAATAATCAACACTTTCATCTACATACTCAGAATCTCTAACTTCATTAAATAATGAGTCAGCATATTTATAAGCCGAAGCTTCTGTTTGATAGAATTTGTGCTTTGCATTTCCTGCAGTTATATTTTTATCTACTTTGTTTAGATAGCTTTCTACAATAAAAATATTTAATTTTCTAGATGTACCTTCGTTTTGTCCTTGATTAATATTATATTTATAACAAATAGGCGCAAACTTATTTAACATTTGTTCTTTAGATACAATTCCTGAAGCAAAAATATCACTTAAAGCGCTGTCTTCATTTACTGCATAAAATATTGATCCATTAAACATTGCCGTTAATCCAAGTATTGCTTCTGCTTGATTATTTACATAAAACTTATAATTCATTGGCGACATTGAATCAGTTATTTCATCAGCAATCACTAATCCAAATTTTTTATTAGTCCAATTTCTTACAGTTTGATAGCATTGAAATTCAATATCATAATCTTGTAAAACATTACAACTATAAATAGTATTAAATTTCTTAACATCTTTAATAAAGTCAACCAATCTGTCTTTTTGTTCAGCTAAGAATAAGTGTTTTACACTTTTATCTAATGGCATTGTATACAATGCTTTAAGAGAAAGAAATGTTTTTCCTAATCCTGTAATAATTTCAGTAGTACCTCTTTTATTAGCTATTAACCAAGCGTTTAAAGCTTCATTCTGAATTTTACTTTTTTGTTCATTTAATTCCATTTTGCTTAATTAATTTTAAATAAGATTCTTTATTATATTTTTCATTTTCTACAATAAATTTACTAAAATCTACTGTTTCAGTAAATGTAGAATTTATTTCTTGGTCTTTATTTAATATTTTTTTTATTTCTTTAGTCGTTATAATTTTACATCCATTTTTTAACATTAATATATGGTTTGAATTAAATCCATATAAATTTGCATTTGGATGGGTTTTTATATCTACGCAGTATAAATTACAAGAAAAAGTGAATAATAAACCTCTATCTATTTTTGGAAAATATTTGCATAAATCTATAAAGTGTTTTGCTATTATATAAAAATTATCTTTAGAGTCTTCATATACGCATCTTACTATCATTCCAGTATATTTTAAATAAGATAATTTACGTTCGTTACATTTTAAATCTAAATATAAATCATCTTGAACCATTCTTTTAGTAAAATCAATAACTCCAATTTTTTTTATTTCTTCTAAAAATATATCTACATTCTCAATTCCAAGAACGTTTATTTTATTTTTTTCTATAATTATAGATACTTTTTGTTTAGCACCTGAATGTGCTATATCATAATTAAACCTTGAAAAACAAGTATTATTTAAACTTATTTGATTATTAATATAATAACTATCCATTTTTTTTCATATTTTATTATTTATCTGTTTATTTTTTAAAAAAACAAGTAGCCAGGAATTAAACCTGGCTTTTCTGTTAGACTTGGCATATTACCATTCATACTATACTTGTTTATTATTTAAATCTCACATCCAGCACCGCCACAGGCAACATTGTCTGTTAAATTTGTATTATCTTGTAACTCTATAACTTTAGATAAATCAACATCTTTCAATGTCTCTATTAATCTTTCATATTCTTCTTTAGTACAATCTTCAAATGGAGTTTGTTTATAAGTTCCTCCATTATAAGGAAGTACAGATAATCCATTATAATATTCTTTATTTACCCACATCCATTCCCCAACTATTTTCCATTCTTCTGGTCGTACTGATACAGTACAAGATACATTATGAGTATTATCTCCTTTTCTATGACCTGTTTTAACCCAATCTTTAGAAATAAGTTTAACTCTCTCTAGCGCATCTATAGTAGATTCGTGTCTAGTTATAGCTCCTTTTGGAGACTTTTGAGGAACTGAAATTATGGCTTGAGTAGTTGGATTAAAATATTCATCTTCTAGAAGTTCAGGGTGATTAATAGCTAAATAAGAATATATAGCTTCGTTTTTACCTAGCCTCATTCTTCTTATATAATAATCATTGTGCCAAGCATGTATTCCAGATGAAGTACCTAAAACTAAAGAAGTTGTTCCTGCTGGCTTAACAGCTGTCGTTCTTGCAGCTGGATTTATACCTAAAGCGTTTGAAAGTTTTAAATTCTCTTCTACTACTATTTTCGCAGCTTCTTCATAGTTCAATTCCATGTTGTATTTAGAAGCTATTCCGGTCATAGAAACGCCTATTAAAGCGTCTTTTTCAGTATTCTTTCTCCATACTTCACGAAGATAGTGAAAGTCAGTATAAGAGGCTTGTAATGTGCCTATAAACGATGCGGCTCTAGATCTGTCATTAAAATCTTCTTGTGATTCAATATTAGACATATTAATTTCGCATAAATTACAAAATTGATTAGGTCTAAGTGCTATTTCACAACAAGGGTTAGTTCCCCAATCTTTATCATTTGTTAAATAAATGCCAGGTTCTCCGCTTCCAGAAGCTTCAATTCTTTCCCAAACTTTATCAAATGTTTTTTTATCAAGTTTATGTCTTAATAATACAGCTGAATTATTTGCTCTTCCAAGTTCTGGCATTGTATCCCACCATTGACCAGATTTGCAATTAAGCATTTCATTACTATTTAAATCAAATAGGCTAATTAAAGCAGCTCTTCTAATTCCTCCAGAAAGCACTGCGTCAGCTATAAAACATTCTATTCTATGGCATTCAAGATCTGTTAATTTAGAACCATCTTCTTTTTCTCTTAATATTGCTTCAATTTTTACTAATGCAATTCTTAATGGTTCTGGACCAGGAGCTTTACCCCCTGCAGTAACTAACATAGCTCCTTTTTTTCTAATATCAGATAAATCAAAATTTATATGATTACTAGATTTACTTGTATATGATTTAAAAAGCATTTTAATTGAATCAGCCCATCCTATAATACTATCTTGAACTAAATACCTAGTTGTTTTATTATAATTAGGTTTTTTAATTTCTGGAAGTTTTTCAATGTGATGGTTTTGAACGCTAAATCCTATCCCTGTACCTCCTAATAATAAAAACATAGTTTCACTAAAAGCATGAATACTATCTATTGGTAAAAATGCGCAATTATATATTCTACTATTATTCATTTCTATAGCCTTACCTCCAAATTGCAAACTACGCATTGATGGTAAAACTTTTTTAGTTAATACAAAATCTGTATAAACTTTTTCAATACTATTTTTTAACTCAGGTTTGTGATTAATATGCATTTGCATATTTCTTTCAACTAATTCTTCCCAGGTTTCCCTTCTTTCTTTAGAAGGGATATATTTAGAATATTTTGTGTATATTGTAATATCACTTAATATCTGTTTGTCAATACTTAAACTCATTCGTTATTTTTATAATTTCATTGCCATTACATCAGCAATTCTAAGTGTTTCATCGTGTTTATACACGTGTTCTCCCAACTCAGCATCATCATCTATCTTAACTCCTGTTCTCTTTTCTAATTTTTCTTTAAGTATTTTATCTTTGTATAATTTTTGTTTAATAGTTAAGATAACATTGATACCTCCATAAACTTTTCCGTACATTACTGTCCAGAATTTTAATATTAATTTTTTTGCATCATCTCCAAATTTAGAATATTTACCATCTTGTAAATAATAATATTCTTTTAAATAATCTTCTGGAAACTTAAAAACATAAATTACCACCTT